TTGGTTTTGGTCTTGTGGACCACCCATACCCATTGGATTCATCATCATTGCTGGATCTGGAATAATTCCATCTTTAATTTCTTTCTTCATTTGTGCATTTATTTCTTTTATCTCAGAATCAGTTTGTCTGAGAATCTCTCTTCTTACATATTCTGCTGAAAAATAACGACCAAGATATGGGTCCATTGCAGCAACAACACCCAACTTATCATTCATCAATTCATTTTTCTTTAAATCAGAAAAATGATTATCATAAACATAATCAAACTGAATGTGGTCTGATAATACTTCCCAATCTTCTAGTGTTACAATATTTTTAAGAATTAATTGTGTTTTTAGTAAATCAATAAAAATTTGAGAAAATCTTTTTCTCAATCTACCAACAAAACGAGTAAATTTAAGTTCATCTCTTAGAATTTCTGATGAACGACCAAGATTAAATCCACCTTCTGCTGCAAGTCTTGTTGGTGGAACACCTAATGAATCATAGAGTTTCTTTTGGAAATATTCAATATCAGCAAGTTCTCCAAGATTTTGTCCACCAGGTAAGGTAGTAATTTCTGTTCCTCTACCACCTTCTCTTCTAGGCAACCAAAAATCCTCAAGCATTGCCATATATTTACGATCATCACGAATTTCACCAGTATTTGCATCGTAAACAAGTTTGTTTCTATAACGATTCATCACATCTCTAAGATATTGCTCTGCTTTAATCTTAGGTAGATTGCCGACATCAATGTAGAAAATTCTTCTTTCTGGAGCACGAGACAATCTATAAATTACAAGACTGTCTTCAATCATTCTTAACTGATTGAGTGCCTTAATTGCTTTATGAAGGAATGAAAGAACTGTTTGCTTATTTCTATCTACAAGACCAGAAGTAACATACACAATCGCATCTTTTGCAATTTTTACGTTATTTACATCCGATACTCGATATGTAGCATTTTGTGATGACCCAACATTTGGGTCATACATATAAAATTCTTCTACCTCTTGATTACTAAAATCAACTTGATTTTTTCCATTTACAATATTTCTATATTGAGCACCAAAAGCATCTTTATTATCTTTTTTTAATTTTCTTACGTATTTAATTTTTAATGCATCAATATATCTTACTTCTTTAATTCCATCAGAAGGTTTGTTAAAATCAATTACTTTATGGTAATAAATTCTTCCATCAATATACCAATTTCTAAAAATCTCATGGCACTTCTTATCGAAGTCCATAATTTCTTTAATATACTTAAATTCTTCTCGAATAATCTCTTTTAATTTATCAGAAGCAGGAAGATTCGAAAGATCTATTTCTACTGGAGAATCATTTAAGTCTGATACAATTGCCTCATTTACGACATCCTCAATAGCACTATCACATTCTGGATGCAAAGACATCTCACGATATCTTCGGATTAAATCTGCTTCACTCTTATAAACACCTTCAATATCTACATATTGACCGTAGAAACCACTCGAAATATAAAAGTCTGATTTGTCTTCATCATTACGAGGAATGGGAGAAACAATCTTACTGGACTGCTTCTCCCTATTATCTTCAAATTTAAAACCAAACAATTTTGCCATAGTAACGTTGTTGTCCTTATTCTACTATTTAGATGCCCAATAATTCATCAAAATTCTTCTTCATTACCAGAACCAAGAATAGATACATTGTTTGTATCAAGAGCATCCCACCATTGAACTTGAAGGTCTACTGTGAATTCTTCAATAGTATCTGCTTGATCGTATGAAAGATCAATCGCACTAATGGAAGTTGGGAATGTTCCATAAAATTCATATTGTTTGAGAACTTTTATCTGATTATTTGTTGTAAGATTACCATTAATTTCTGCTTTACCAAGTTGATAAACTTTCATATTTCTTTGATAGTTAGCAGGATCCAATTCACCAGAATTGTCTTCGTGCTTATTCATATAGTTCATCCACTTTTCAAAAGCATTTCTGATCTTGAAGTCGGTATCATTAATTACTGTAATTGTCCAAGGATCGAATGTTCTATCACCAGCAATCTTAAGATTTCTTCCTCTAAAAGGAATATCAATTACGTTAATTGTTGAAGCAGGTAATTGTGCTGATTTAATTAAAAATCTAGTTGTATCCTCAACATCATTTCCACCAAATCCCAAATTGAGATTATCAGGAAAAGTAATTTCACATTCAAAGAGGTTAGGTCTTGCTCCACCTCCAGAAATTCTATTCTTGAAGTCGTTTAGAGTTCTAGATCCAGGTGATACTGGACCACCAGTAAATTGATTTGCCATTAGTTTTTACCTCTTTGATTAAACAGTACCGATAATTTCTTCAAAACTAACTCCTGTGCGAGTAGCAACAAAAGTCAATCCAATAAAGTTGATTGATCTTGCGGGTTTGATGTAGATATCAGCTTTGAATTGATTTCCATCAATAACATCTGGAGTGTTGTTTGACTCATCGCAGACAACAACGAAATCAGTAATACCTCTTTTTGACTTCACATCACGGAGATAAGGATCAACGATATTAATAAAGTTTGCTCTAGTGATTGTATCATTAAACTCAAAGAGTTGTGCTCTTGCTGCTCTTTCAATCGTTGCTTCGAGTGTCAAGAACAAACGACGAACGTTAATTCTATCAAATGCTGAAGTATAAGAAAGGGCAGTCTTATCACCAAAGAGAATAATTCCAGCACCAGGAGAGAAAATAATTGGGTTAATTCTCTTAGGATAAAGAAGGTCTCTTTGACCTTGTGAAGGATTGTAGGCAAGTTTAACTGCGTTATTGAGTGCTCCTCTGTTTGCACCAGCAGGTGAGAACCAAGGAAATTGATTGATTGATGTTCTAGCCATCAATCCAGCAACGTCAGCATTGCAGGCAATGTATCTAAACTGATTGTTAAATCTATCAAAAACGTACTTATAACCAGCATCAAATACTGCGTAAGAAGATGAAGTTAATGGGTCAAAGAAATTAACAATGTTATCGGTTTGAGTATCAGAGTTTGCTATATCAACAACACCTGCTTTATGAGGTGAAATAGTAGCAACACAGTCCTTGCGATTATCTGCAATTGAGATTAATTCATTTGCTTTTGCTTGTGATTCATAAATTGAAGCACCACCAGAAGGACCACCAATTATAAAGTTGATTTGATATTCTGCTGGATTTGTAAAGTTTCTATATCCACTAATTACATCTGCTAAAGAAACTGAATAACCACCAACAGTTCCAATTCCAGAATAATCTGTGCCACCAGTTAAATTGTAGGTAGTTGCACCAATTACATTAAATGTATTTCCTTGTGCGGTTAGACCCCAAGTAGTATTGGATGCTGATGAAACTCCCGATACTGTTGCAAATTTTGAAGGACCACCAACTGGAGCAAATCCAGGGAAAATATATTGTGAATTTGCAGCAATAATATCTTTATAGTAATTTGGTTCTGATGGTGTAATCTTCGCATCGGATGCTTTAGAAAGATTTGTATATTTTTCTACAATATTTCCAGCAGTACCAGTTACTACTCCAGTATCATCAACAACAACGACGTGAAGTTCATCATTTCTTCCACTTCTCTCGGAAGAATATTGAGAAGTTTTTGGTCTTGGTGCGATATTTTTCCAATAAACAGTAGCATTTGATAATCCTAATGTTTGCTCGTTATACCAATCAGAAACTGATGTGGGAGTAGTTTGTCCATTAGTATTATAAATTACAAATGTATATGATCCAGGATTGAGTATAGTTGTGCTCAATCCAATAGTATTATAAACATCTGTCGTGGTAATTCCAGTGACTGGATTTATAGATGTGGTTCCAAATCCACTAATAGTTGTACCAGAACTCAAAGCAGAACCAGTTGTTGATTTAATTTTTTGTCCAGTAGAAAGACCAGATACACGACTATCACCAAGTGGAAGTGTTATTAATGCTCTGCTAGTACTGGTTATGCCACTAAAAGTAGGGATTACAGAATCTTCAAGTTCAACTGAACCACTATTATTTGTAATGTAAATAGATGAACTACTGTTAAATGCATTTACACTTCCTTCAGAATAAGAAGTTTCAGCAAATACAGTTGAACCAGCACCAGAAGATTTTGCGGTAATTTTTACATCAATAGAACCAGAATTGACTTTGGTAATAATGCCTTTGAGTAATCCTTGTTCTCTTGTTGTTGTTCCAATACCAGCAACTGTTTGATCAAATGAAGCAGTAACAGCATATCCAACCTGCACGTTAGTAGTACTAATAGCAAGTCTTTGGTCTGCTGCAGCATCAACCACACAAACCTTTAAGTTATTTGCCCAAGAACCTGGATTCTTGGAAGACCAATACCAACTAGTAGCAGTTGAATAATTATTATTATAATCTTCTGTTGATTTGATTTTTAATGTTACTGACGTTGCATTAACTCCAGCATTTGAGTTATTTAAACTGGTTCCATTACATCTTACAACTCTTAGAATACCACCGTAAGAAAGATATGAAGAAGCACCTAACCAATATTCGTATTGCGAATCTGAAGAAATTGGTTTACCAAATACATTAAGTAAATCATTCTCAGTTTCAATTAAAATAGGAACATCAACTGGACCCTTCTGAAAAGGTCCAGCAATAGCGCCAACTTGATTATTTGCTGCTGTGATACCACCAACAGTTAAGTCAACTTCTCTTATCTTGACTCCAGGTGATACTAAATTTACCGCCATCTTTTTCCCCTCTTGAAGAAGTTCATTTTGTCTAGAAGTATTTATAAATTGCTAACTTTATGTTTTACTGATATTGCCACATATAAGAAACATCACCATATTCATCTAAATGCCACCTATCTCCATCCTCATCAACGAAAGAAGTTTCTTCACTTAACCCATCCGATAAAAATCCAAATGGTGCCATATCTTGTTCTATTTGATCTTTTTGATCTTCGTAAATTCTTTTGCGAACATCATTATCAGTCATCTCCTTGAAATAATCCTGAACGACCAACCAGGCAAAAATTACAAGACACATCGCAAGGTCATCATTGCATCCTTCTTCTGCTTCAAAGGATTGACTCTTTTGAATAAAAGTAGTTAATTCACTAATAATGTCATAATCTTTGATGACTAGTTTGTCATCTTCTATAATTGTTTTTAAATTAGAGCATCCAACTTTTTTAACTGTTTTGGACATTTTAATTCCAAGTTGAGTTTTCTTTCCAGAAAATCCCTGTCCGACCATTTGACCTGCTCTTCCTCTCATCGAACACATCAAAATGTTATCGTATTCTAAATCAAAATGAAGTATACTTGATACTTGCTCTCCAATATCATTCACTTCAGCAAGAACAAATGCTTTATTATATGCTTTTGCAACTTCGTGAATAATATTTGGGAAAAGCATAGGCTTGATTTCGTTGTTTCGATATTTTGCGACTACCTTATATGGGAATTGACTAATATCAAACACAATAAATGCCGAGTAGTCATTACTCATTCCACGAGATACGTCAACAGTCATTAAATATGTGTGCTTTTCTATTGGATCTTCATAAACATCCATTCCTTTGCTTCTAGTGAGTGGATCATCATAAACCATCATTCTAAGTTTTGATGGAGTAATCAGAGTATCAACAGACCCCAAGAATTCACACTCAAACTCTTGTGTAAACTGTCTTTCGGATGTATTTGCAATTGTTTGTCGTTTCCACTCTGCATCTCTGCCAGGAACTGCAGACCAATGAACTTCCAATGGAACATAACCATTCTTTCCTCTTTCGGCATCATGCCAAAGTTTATAAAACATATTCATCCCATTGGGAGTTGAGATGATAATAACCTTTGTGCTTTGTCCTGAAGAAATAGTGGGATACACAGAAGAGAAAAACTGTTCTGCAATATGATTTGGAATGAACGCAAATTCGTCCAAGAAAATAATATTAAAAGAGTTTCCTCGAACAGCAGATGATGATGTAGATGCCGCTACGATTTTAGACCCATTTTCAAGTTCTAATGAACCTTTGTTCCAAGAACCAACACCTTGCTGTAACCATTTTGGTAAATTTTCATAAGACAATTGCAATCTACCTAAAAGTTCTCTTGCTGTTTCTGCTTTGTTTGCTAGAATTGCGATTCTTATATTATCATTAAACAGAGCATAATGAAGAAGATATGATACAACAGTAGTTGATTTTCCTGTCTGTCTGGGAAGTTTTGCAATATTAAATCTATTTTCGTGAAAGTTTGTAATCAATTCTTCTTGGAAATCATACATATCAAACGGAACTAATCCGTGATCCAAAGAAACAATTTTTACATAATTTTTTGCAAAATGAATTGGGTCACTTTTGCATTTTAAGTATTCTTGGATTTGGTCTGTAGTAAATTCAATTTGAACGTTTTCCGCTTTTAAGTTCGGATTACCCTTATAATGTTTATCGATCATAAATTAATAGCCATATTTGCAACTGTTTCTTGTTGTTTAAAATAAAGTTTTACATAGCATTTTGCTATATTTTTTAGAAGTTCTATATTATCACAAGTATCAAGTTCCCTAGAAATTCTTTCGTATTCAAAAATCTTAGAAAGATTTTCCAGTTCAATATCGTCTGGATTCATTTTCATCTCCTGTAAACAATAATGGTTTTGTTGGGTCTTTTGTCGATGGATTAAACGATAATACAATCGCACCAGGATATATCTTTCTTACTTCATAAGTGACCTGATCTTTTGGTGGTCTAGCAAATTGTGGGAAAAACATTTGAACTGAAAGATATTTACCTCTCCAATTTAACAGAATACTATAAGTAGATCCACGAGACTGTATCCTTGTATATCCTTCATCTACATTATCTTTTTTTGTTTTATTTCCCCAATTTGCTGCACCAACTTTACGGCATTTGACTAATGCTCCAGATGCATAAGCACTAGGCCAAATTTTATATCTAGATTTTACTTTTTCTTTGCAAGCATCTTCATTTACAAATTCTTCAGTCTTAACATTTTTTGCTTGTCCTGATCTATTTGGATTTGGATCTTCTTTTCTTTTTCTTCTTGCTGCTGCATCTTCTTCCTCATCTGACATATTTGCAGCCATTTTTGATGAACCGCATTTTGGTTTTGTGGTTTGTCCTGGTTGTTTCGCACAAGGAGCACCTGCAAACTTACCTCCTATTTGACGCCATCCTGGTACTTTTTTTCCTGTTTTTGGATTTGTTCCACTTGATTTTGTAAACCAATCATGAAGAGATGAATCACCAGATTTTGTTTCTTCACTAACACCTTTCATTTTTTTTGGTTTAATTAAATCAACAATTTCCAAAAATGTATTTCCATTTGCGTCTTCAATCGTAACTGTTTCCTTTACGTCTTTGAACTTCTTATGTTCTTTTTTTGCACTTGCTTCCATTTTTTTGAGACGAGTATAATAATCTGGAATTTCTTCAAGATGCTGAAGTGCAATATCAGTTGCTAGTGTTTTGTTTTTTGTATGTTCGTGTTCGATGGGCACACCCATCTTAAGTTGATTTTCAATAAAAGATACATCTAAACGATGCTTTGCCGCAATTGCTTCAACTGTTTTATGTGATTTTACTTTAGGGCACTTTGCAGTTCCGTGAGTGGGGCATTCCATTCCCTTTGGACTTCCATTGCAACTTGCTTCTAAAATAAATTCCTGAAAAGTTTTCATTAGAAATTTTTTAACTATTTAGAATCCATTAAACCTTGCTTCAATAATTTTTGAAGATCTGCGGTTGAACCAATAAAGACAGAGTTATTAACAGTGGAAGGACCTTTTATATCTTCTTCTTTAAGTTTCTTCATTTTGTGTTGCAAATCAATCAATTTATCTGTCACATCACCAACACTTTTAATTAATTGTCCTGCAACTTCATATGCTCTTGGACTATCACTTTGCTGTGCTAAATCCATAATATTATCAATTGCTTCTTGTCCTTTTTCAATTAATGAATATAGATTTCCTCTTGTATATTCGTAATCTTTATCACTCTCCTCACCAAAAGTTGGTCTTGCTATTGCTTCTTTTGATTTTTTTACAATTTCTTTTGATACAGAAGTTGCTTCTATTTCTAATGCTTCGTCTATATTTTCAAATTTGCTTTTCATAATGATACGTCAATTCCCTTTGTTGTACTATAAATCTTACCATCACCAAAATCAAAACGAGATTCACTAAATCCAAAATCATCATCCATTTCAACTAATTCATTATCTTCAACTGTAATCGCATCAATTGAATCCCCTTCATTGTGAGATTCAATTGATGTACCATCTTGCCCTCTTAATACAGTAAGAATATTTTCAGAAATATTTTTAATATACATTTCTTCATTACCAATCATAATATAGGAACCCTCAACTAATGAGACAGCACTGGAAACATTAAATACAGTTACTTTATCATCAATGTTTTGGGAAAGTGTTGTTGTATTGTCATTATTATAATCCTTAATTGCTCTTGGAGTAGCAGTATATCTTAATTGTCTTGATGCATTCTTAGTATCTGTATTTGTATAATAATCAACTTGAACTTTTTTGATTAATCCATCTGTACTATCAGCAATTGGACCAAATAGATATGTTTTTGCCGTAAAGTTCAATGTGTATACTAAAGCTCTCCTTTCTGTATAATTCCCTTCATAATTATCTTCCATATTAATTCCTTCAAGAGTTATTGGAATATCTTTTTTCTCACCTATTGATGAAATCAAATTAATTGTTAATGTGAAATTTGGTTGAAATGCTGGAAGAATTTGTTCTACAATTTGTAGCATATCATCATTCAACTTAGTCATGATACTAAGTTGGAATCCAATATTATATGGAACAGGCATAAAAACTTTAACTTGTTCTGTTCTATCAGTAGTTTTTATTGCCTTAAATGTTTGCAAGGCAGAAATTTTTCTGCTACTATCATATTTTAAACTCGTCATCTCAAAAGACATTCGAGGAAGAGTCATTGCAACTCTTTTCCTTAAATCTGGTTTTTGTTCTACTCTTGCTAAAAACTTTTGAATTGGTCCATAAGCAATAGGAACTTTCATAAAACTATAATCAGTACCATCCTTTTCTTCGTGTTTGATATACACTTCATTAAAAAGTGTACCAAAAGCAATAATGGTTTTCCTGATTATTTCATTGTAACTATAAGTTCCTAACATAACAATAGAGTTTATTAATTATTTAGTAATCACCGAAAGGATTCTTTTGCGAAAAGTCAAGAATATCATCTGCTTCATCTTCAATTTCAATATTTTCTGCATAGGGGTCATACTCATCAAATGTATTAATTGAATACACTTTATGTGTTGCTGCTGCACCAACTATCAATTCGCCATTAGCAAAGTTTCCACCAACTATTGAAACTTTAAGCACCCTTGTATCTGCATCCCAATCTTTCACATATCCAGTGGTTCCAGTAGAAACTCCTCTAATCATTTCATTAAACTCAAAGTTACCAGTAGAAATTCCAATTGGACTTGCAAGTGTAATTGTTGGAGTAACAGTATAACCAGCACCAGCATTCGTATAACGAATTGCTGTTACGATTCCAGTGACTGTTAAGACTGCTTCTGCTGTTGCGTTTACTCCACCAGGAGGAGCAGTGGATATAGAAACAACAGGAGCAGAGGAATACTGACTTCCACCAGAAGTAATAGTTACAATTCCCAAAGTTCTAGAAGCAAGAACAGCAGTAGCAATTGCACCAGAACCAGATTGTCCCACAATTGTAACTGATGGTATTTGTGTATAACCAGCACCAGGATTAACTATAAGAATTCTATCAATCGAATCTCCTGTTCTTCCTGTTTTGCTAGTCATAATGGCAACAGCAGTTGCATCAATTCCATCTTCTGGTGCTTTCGAGATTTGAATTATTGGAGTAGATAAATAACCAGTTCCATCATTAATTAAATCAATATATTGAACTGATCTATTCAATGTAGAAGCAATCGAAACAGTCGCAGTTGCTCTGGATGCAGTATCCCCAACCATCGTGATAGTTTGAATATAACCAAAATCTTGAATCGATTTATCAACTTCATCTATGCTTGTATCGATAAGTTCATCTTCATATCTAAAGATTTCACATCTTAATTCATAAACATAAAGATTGTTTAGTTGATAAAATGGAACTTTTCCTTCCACATACTTGATCTCAAAAAGACCATTATCGATTGGAAGATAAATTAAATCTCCTTCTTGTGGTCTTGTTGCAACTTTAATATCTGGGTCATCTAATAAAAATGGAGATATAAAATCTTCATACCTTTCTTTTGAAATAATAAGAGTTAATTCATCACTAGTTTTTACACCAAATTTTGATAAAATATCTCCTTGTCCTCCAAATCCATTAAAATTTGAAATATATGCTTCAATTCTAAAACTATCATCAAATTTTGATACTAAAACTTCTTTGATAATCGTTTTTTCATTAATCAACTGTCTGGGCATATATACAACATCTTGCCCATACATTTTCAATTGTTCATTGATTAAATCTTGAACAAGTCTTTGTTCACTTGAGGCACCTTGTAAAAAATAGGGATTTAGTGGAGACATTATCCTATCATATCCATTGGAGGTAATTCGTAATCTGTCTTGAGTTCTCTTTCAAGTTCTTCAATTTCTCTAATCGCATCGTTTAATATTCTTTCACCGTTCATCGTAATTCCACCAGGAAGTTGAACTCCATTAAATTTGATTAAATTTTGTCCCCATTGTCTTTTAATGATTGCTGTTAAATATCTTTTCAGCCACCAATCGTTATATATTGCTGAAAAGTCCGATGGGTCTACAATTCGAATACAATCAACAATAATATAACTATTTTCATTTACCATTGCCCAATCAATATCCAAATATAATCTATGTTGTTTTTTATTAAATCTCAATTGAACATCTGGAGTTATAATTCTACTAATATCTTCTAAATGTGTCTTTACCATTGCATAATTTAATAAATCAAGAGCACCATAGTAATATAAGTCATTTAAAAATATTTGATACTTAATATTAAACAAACCAGATGATATAGTATTTGCATCTGATTTGAATACGTTATTTACTCCAATAATTGTATCTGGAAGTTGAATAAAATTATTTGTTTCTTCATATACAACTGTTGTAATTCCAACTGGAGAATTTGCAGTTGAACTTGTGATACCTGTTCTTACTGTAGTTTTCTCATCTGGAAGAAGTTTGTGCTTTAAATATACTCTTGCCGCACCATCATAATGCCTTTCGTTAAAATATTGAATAGCATCATCCACCAAATCATCAATTTGGTCATCATCGACATTGATTTCCAAAACAGGATATCCAAGTTTTCTTAAACAGTAATCAATTAATCCCTGACGAGTTGATGGTTGAGCCATTATTTAATTGAAAACTCTAATTATTTATCAATATGTACCGCCATCAATAAATGGATATGGGTTCCATTGTTCTGTTGATGAATTATAGACAAGTACAGAGTTATTTGGTATTTCCGAAGAATCGTTAACATCATCCAAATCGGAAAGTTTCATTTTTAAATTTGCAACAGCAGAAACTACTCTGTTTGCGTTATCCGCACCAAGTCTTACTTTTATTAAATTGTCTGAATTGGTTCTTACTCTAATGTCTGACATAGTTTTTTATGCAGTGGTAATTCCAGCAGTAACTAATGCACTTCCTTCAACAACTCTTGTTTTTGCTGTTCCACTATCTAATAATACATCATAACAATATCTTCCTGGTTTTAAAGATGATGTAATAGTTGAACCTAAAGAAATTTTAACTCTCCCATCAGTTCTATTGGGGAAAGAAACTATAAAAGTAGCAGAAGTTTTTAATGATGCTGGTGATTTCTTCAATTTTGCATATCCAGTATATCCAGTCAAATTCAGTGGAGTATTTGCTGTTGATTCAAGAAAAAATGTTTGCTGAAAATCAGCACCTCCTGGAATTGTTATATTAGCTACATATATTGCCATTATGATAACTAGATAAAATCTTTCCTAATATATTTAGGATTTGTTTTCTAATAGTTTTGTTAGTAATAATTTTATCTCCGTCAATTCAGTCTTTAAATTTTCAATTTCAGTTTTTTCATCCAACGATGAATTTTTAACTTTCAAGTATTCTTGATATTCGTAATCATTGCAATTTATGATTGCATTTGATTTTTCATCACGATATAATCCTTTATGTCCTTCTACTGGTATCATACTGTTGCAATTGCTCTCAAATCTCTAATTAAAGGAACATATGATTGATTTGTTCCTGTCATAATAATTTTGATTTGGAATCCATTAAACGGAGAAAGATTTTTTCCAGTAAATTCATAATTACCAAAATCATTTAATGTATTTGATGCTTGAACGAATCTATCAGATCTTCCATTATTTTTTGAAGAATTGATTACATTTCCATTCTCGTCAAGATTATCATATCCTGGAAAAAACTCATATAATTGTTGTGAATCTGGTGTATCATTTCTAAGCAATCTATACATAACTCTAATATCATTTGTTGAATGTCTATAAGCATCAAAGAGAACTTTTAAACTATCTGCGGATTTTTGTAATTTTACAAGTTTTGAAACATAAATTGCGGAATTTGGATCACCACTCAGTTGATTGACTCTTGGTTCTAAAGTAAAATCAGAAACAGGGTTGTTGATTCTATTCATTGTTGTGATTATATTTACTCTATGCAAATCAATCATTGGAGATACTTTTCTATCACCTGTTGATAATGTGAGTTCCATAGTAAATGATCTATTTCCTGGTAAATCAGTTAAATTTGAAAGTTCATTCACTTTGGAATAAATTGCAGAAGTTTCACTTAGTTGATTGGTGGAAGTTAAAGATATATCTTCAAATCCTCTATCTGCAAATGAAATTTCAGTTCCATTTACACTTGTTCCAGTTATTGTTCTAATTTTTGCCCCAACTGATGTTGTTTCTGGTAATAATGTTTGTATATTTGGTCTAATACTATTAAATGTAATATTTTGTGTTGCCTTTGGTCCATTGAACGAACCAAGAGTTGGAGTTGATAAATATGTTCCACCAGATTTTGATTGATTGAAGAATAGTTCTGGATAACCATTAGTATTTCCAGTGCTTCTATCAGTTCCTGATCTTGTTTGATCTATTTTTATATGATAAGAATCAAGTTCAATTGGATATGTTACCAAATCAACATCTGTGAATTTGTGTGTTTTATTGATTCTTCTAAGTGAAATACCGTTAAATTCATATTTAAATACAGGTGCATTTGCTACATGTCCTAACGGAATCGTACCATCAACCCCTCTTCCACCACTAATGCCAGTTAAAGTATTTCCATTAGTTCCTGTATATCTAATAATTTCACTATCAATAATAACATATCCTGGATTATTTGGACCAACACTGACATTTTCAAATGTTGCTAAAGTGCCAATTGAATTTAATGTAATGTCACTAGTGGAATTAAAAGAATAATCAGCAGACAATCTAACTGGGGCAATATCAGATTCAATTCCACTTAAATTAACTTGATTGATTGGTGAATACATTCCATGATTTTGATGATTGACTTTAAGATGCAATCCATCAGTAACACTATTGGTACTAGTTACTGTTGCTCCAGATATAGCAGATCCATTATTTGTAATTGTTTTTGTTCCTGTTGTGTCTACTTTTCCCTGTATATTTTCAACAACAATAGAGTTAACTGCTGAAATGATCCCAACATTATTTGGAATAGTTAAAATAAGATTTTTTCCAAGATTGTCTGTATTTGTGGAACTTACAGTCAATGTATCACCAGCAGCATATCCAGAACCACCATCAGTAATAGTTGCAGCAACTGCTACACCAGAAGAAACTGAAAGATTTACCTTTGCATTTCTGCCAAATCCTGTTAATGACACTAAACTTATATTGGAATATACTTTTGCTCCACTTGTAAATCCAGAACCAACATTTGACAAGGTTAATGTTGATCCAATTCCAACTGCACCAACAAGAGAATTAAGATTTGAAGTAAAATTAGTATTAGTTGATTGGCTAATTGTATTTCCAACGACCAATGAGTTTTGTTCTGATGTAGATAAACTCTTTCCTAAACCAATTAATGCTGAATTTGAATAGGCATTTAGTGAATTTTTTCTCAATGCTACAATTTGATTATTACCAATAGATAAATCTGGATTATAAAATCTAAATGATGCTGGTGAAGTCACAAAATCTGCTCTATATAAGGTAAACTTCAAATCTTCTAAATCTGATGGAGTCCAAGTTGCTCCGTTTTGTGATTTGAATAATGCTCCAAGAGTTGGTTGTTGAGAAACAACTCTTCTTGGATTTGCTTTATCTGCTTCTCCCATTCTCGAAATCCATACATTATATGCATTAGAAGAAGAAACTAATACAATTGAATATCCAGAACCATTTTTTTCCAAATAAACTGGAGATGGGAAAGTAAATGTAGTTGCGATAGTGCCATCTTCAGAAGTTCTAATGTCTTTTGAATCTAGTGTAACTTCTCCAAATGGTAAAATTGTTTGAGTTGGGAGGCCAGTTTGCATCGTTCTAATTTGGAGTGTTACTGGAACTCCTCTTGTATCTTTTGTTCTAAAGAAAATATCACATTTTGTAATATAAACCCCATTATTATCCGCAACTTCAAATGATTGGGCTAATGGATCTACCCATCTGGTGGATGTCGATGTTGTTGTTGTTGACGTATTTGATGCAACTAACCTAGTGTCAATATCGGTAAGTGTTCGTGCATCTGTTTGTGGAATTCTTTCAACATTTGCATTTCTAATTCTAAGTGTAGAATTTTCAACATTATCCAAAGATCCAGCAGAAGTAAAATTAGTTTCTGCTGTAGTTTCATCTGAAGTAATTACTAAAGAATTTGTTGAACTTGATGTCAAGACAAAAGTTTTTGTTCCAGTTCTAAAAGATGGAGTTGATGGAATTGTTGGATCTGGAACAAACAATGAACCAATAAAAACTCCAGTTTCATCCGCAACCAATCTCACCTCCGAAACAATTGCAATTGCTCCACTGGTTTGTCCTACCAATCTCATATTTTTTGCGATACTTCCATAAAAACCAGACGATGCCTGCATTTCCAAACTTGCAGTATCAACATTTAATAATGTAGTTGTCGATGAATATGAACTAGATAAAGAATTTTCTGGTAAATATGGATTTGTTAAAAATGTTTCTGTTGGTGAATTATATGGACCATATTTATGATTTTGTGTCGAAAGTCTAAATCTAATAGATTTTGAACCTAGAGATCCAACTACTGTTTCACCAGCAGTAAAAGTTCCATTGGACATTGAAACTTCAATTAATTTTGGTATGACATATGATGTCATATCAACATTATCAAAAAATGCATAAACTCTTGATGATGGTTTTAATCTTTTAGCAATAATTTCAATATTTCTAGATCTCATTGTTGTTATGATTTCTCTAGAAATTACTTTATCTCCAAGATTTGTGGAATCAAATCTTTCAGTAACACCAAATTGAATTCCTTGTCTGGATTGATTTGTTGTTGTAGTTACTGTTTGATTGCTAAATTCTATAAAATCTGTTACAGTGGTAAAAGTATCAGTCACTATTCTTCTACCGCCACCTGGATCATTGTGATTAGATAACCAAGTGTTACTTCCAGTTTGTATTCTATTCAAAGATGGTCCATTAGAAGTATTAGTTCCAGTCCAAGTAGTTTCCCATGCACCCCAATCTATAGGAGAAAGTCCAGTATTACTATCTACACCAAGTTGCTGTACTGTTGTTCTATAGTCACCTTCAATATCATAAGTTCTTTCTGTTTTTCTAGTATCAATCCAAGTATCACTTGATGGATTTAATTGAATTGATCCAATCCAGTTAATCACATTAAAAGGATTTACATTTTCACTATCTGTAGCAAATTCATTTTTTACATATTCAACTTCTGAATAATTTAAACAAACAACGTCTCCAACTCTTTTTATGTTTGGAGAACCCAAATCACTAACAAAACGTAAATCGGCATTTGGATTTGATGTCTGCCCAATTCCAATAACTGCCTCAGAACCCAAAAGTAAATCTATAGAAGTTGTATAATGGGTTGGTCTTAATAATCCACTAGCAGTATCAATACTTGCTTTATAATTTAGATTTGTTATTTCACCACCGTTATAAGATTTAAAATTATCAACAAAGAATCCACATTTAAATCTATCCAATCTCGTTGTAGAATCTCTTATAGTTAAATTTTGAGTATCTGTTTCCAGTAAAGATAGTGACGTATAATATTCAACATTTGAAAGTCTATCTTCCAATCTAGAGATATCTTTCATTGTATATCGTTTGTGCTGTACTAAAGTTGTTGATGCATCTTCTGAATTATTTAAATACGCAGGTAAACGAATTGATGCAATTTCCAAACAAGAATCTAAATTATTTGGAATTCTTGGTTGAAGTGATGGAACACCTTTATTTACGATAAATGACCCTTCTTTTGTTAAAAACAATCTATCAATTCTTGGTAAGTAATAATCATAAGATAAATTTATTGCTTTATTTTGTGCGAAAATATTTCTAGATGAATTTTCCCCACTAAACAATCTCGATTCATACTCAAATGGAGATTTTGTACCAGAATATGGAGCAACTCTTGGTCTTAAATCAATAACATCACTTAGAGATATTCCGTCAACTGATGATATGTCATCTCCATATCTGTCTTTATCATAAGAATTTACTCCGACAAAATCACCACTATCCGATGAATCTATTGTATAATTATTGTAGATAATTGTAATTTTTTTCGTTGGAGCTGAAACTTGTGGTTTTCTAATAAGTCTTGAAAAATCAAGATATTCCGATCTTTGCCCTTCATCTAAAATAAAGTTATTTCTAATATTTTTATCACCGACTTCAACTGAATCTACAATTCCTGAAATCTGAGATTCCTCAAAAGTAACAGTTTCACCGACAGAAAAAATATTCTCATTCAAATAAACAATTTTTATTTCATTTGTTCCATTATTTGATGCTAAAATTGCAACTGCTCCAGTATCTTTTCCAACTATTCTTTCACCTTTAATTGAATTTAAAATATTTGAATTCAATCCAATCAATGTAATGGAAGGCAATGTTGGAGCCGATGAAGATGATGATTCAAAAATTCCAATAACTGATTCTACGTCTGGAACATTTAATGAAATCTCTTCATCTTCAACTCTCAAACCATAAACAGTGCTAGTTGTCAGACCATTTATAGAGGTAGAAATTCCAGAAGAAGTTTTGTCGATGGTTAAACTAGAGCATCTATTATATACTTTTTTGCGAGTTTTTGTATTTATTTTTTTAAGAGTTGCAGTCAATATAGCTTCACCTGAATTCACAGTAATATTTTGAATAGATATAGTTCTTCCATTCGGAACTAGTTTTTGATTGTCTAGTATTGCTACAGTTCCATCAGCAAAAGTTAAATTATAATCTTCTTCATCAAATGGTTCAAATGTTAATGAGGTGTCTGTTTCCAATGTCGAACTCCAAGCACCATCACTAAATTCACCAGCAGTAATACTATAAGATTTTTTGAATGTAATATCAGAACCAGTTAAATCTAAATTTGAAACTTTTGAGTTATTTAAACGTGCGTATAAAAAGGCATTTCGTGTATTTAAAACGTCCAAAGATACTATTTTGAAATCATTCACAGTAATCGTTGAACCTGGAAGAGCACCAGAACAAACACCAGAAACAGAAGTAGTTGCTACAACAGTTAAAGATCTTGAAGATCCACTAACAACAGAAACTTTATTGTAAGTAGGTATACTTTCTCCTTGTTTTGTATATGAAACAATATCACCTACATTAATTCCAACATAAAAGTTCTGATTTGAAGTTGTTACTGTTCCACCAGATGTAATGGTAAATTGAGTTCCTGGTTCTGCAACAGATAATGTTTTTGATAAAATTGGATCAGCAGTAAACCCAGGAGAATATAACTGATGAACATCAGACAAAGAATAATCTTTTACTGATGTGATTGATCGAGAAACATCCAAACCATTAATTTTAATCTGTTCGTTTGCTATAAATGAACCAGAAACTTGGTATAATGTTAAAGAAGTGGATGATGATACATTACTAACCAAATAACCTTTAGCTCCACTATTTTTTCCTTGAATATATGCTGGAGCAGTTTGCGTTAACGCAGTATTGATTGTTAATGATGTATAAGTTTGAATGTCATAAAGAGAACTTTCGAACTGAGTTGATGCATTTGAATATGCTGTATTTTTTAATTTTAAATCATATAATCTAGCAACTCCAATTTTTGTTCCAGAAGAAGAACCTGGAGTTGCTGTTCTGGTATCATAAAGACTTACTTGCGTTGTTAATCCAACTGCAATAGAACCAAAGACATTATTTAATAATATTTGTCTTCCAACATTAAATGGAATTGATGCATTTTCTGCTCTTTCTGTTGTTCTTGGTTTTTCTATATCTATAATAGTATTACTAATTGTTTCAATTTCATATCCACGAACATATGCTTTTCCTGGACTTATTGAAATGCAAACAAGATCTTTTGATGGAGTATTTCCTTGCTTAGTTTTTTGACTTGAATAATAAACCCCATTATTTCCAATTCTATCATTTAATGATTCTTTTATTTGAATATCAAAAGGTCTTACATAATAATCGCCAGATTCATCATAAGTTCTTCTTGCTAATTCGTCTCTAATTAAATTATAGTCAGTCTTATTTACAAATTTAGTCAATCCACCATTCTCAACTCGCATCAATTCTACAAAATCTTGATCGTTAAAATCATCAATTTCTTTTTTAATCAAAGTTGTAGATATTTTAAATCTGTCTGCACCAGGTGCAGCATAATTTGAAAATCCTTGAGCATTATCAAATAAATCATTATAGTTGTTTGATGCTACTGCAATTTCTTCATCGATCAAAAGACCAACACGATATGTTGGAGTGTTTGTATATTGGTCTAAAATTACTACTTGCCTTGGAACAGTAATAAAGAATCCACGAATAAAATATACACCTTTTTCAATTTTTGCAGCAGATCCTGTACCAACAGAACTAGAAATAATGGAAGTTGCAAAGGATGTATTTGCTCTAATTGAAGAAATGGTATAATCAACATCTTCTAATGAAATAAGATTTTCACCATCAACAAAAGTTTTATTTGTAAAATTTGTATCACCAGAACTCTTATATTTTACATATAATGTATAATTATTTTTTTCTGATTCTATATTTGTAATATAATTTTCTACTACCGCAGTAACACCACTTGTTTCCCCTTTTATGCTTTTGCCTACAAATTTATCAATATATGCTGATACTGGAACCCCCGAATGGGTGTCATCAATCTGAACACAATTATATTCCGAGTCATATCCAATTTGACCTGGAATGACCATAGAACCTTCTTTAAAGAAATGGTTTCCAAACTTTTCAACTTGATTTTGTAAAATCGATTGAAGAGTCGTTAATTCTCTTGCTTGAATTGGAGTACCAGGTTTAAATAAAACTTTTTGATAACCTTTTGTCTCGTCAAAGTCATCAAAGTATGGAGATACGTTTAAATTTGTATTTTGAGGCATTTTTCTTTAGAACTCCAAAACGATTTTGATATCTTCTTTTTGACTTGCTGATCTTGGTATCGGTGGTCTGTTATCAATATAAATGATTTCACCAGACTTTTTATTATATTCTGCAGATGCAATACCAGCAACAAAGTTGCTTCCCAGTTGATATGTCCTATTATTTATTACGGTACTAATACCAGGATTGGTAGATGTTCCAAAAGAAGTATCAATACTCAATGATGTTCCAGAAGCGGCACCATTTATTACTAAAGATGAACCAGTAGAACTAAAATCATTAATTTTATATCCAACACCAACTGTTGCCAATCCAACTGGTTGATAATACTTTAGGACTCCTGTTACATTGTCCCACGAAGCAACAAATCCAATCGCAACAGTTCCAGCACTGATCGTTTGAGTAATTGTTGAATCTACTGCATAAGTTGTTAATGTAGTAGCAGCACCAATTAATTTTAATGCCTTTAATCCACTTACTTCTGCAATATCTAATGGTTCAGTGGTACTAGTCACTTTTGTTGGGTTTTTAATAATTCCAATTCTAGCAAAATCATTTCCTATAATAGTATCAGGATTTGTTTCATCTGTATTATATCGAGAATAAACTAAAACTCTATATGCTCCAAGTTCTCTATAAATGTCATACCCATGTCCTCCCTTTGGTGGAATAATCACATCAAAACTGGCAATAGTTCCACCATTTGCCAATTCATCTGGAATTCCTGGTGCTCCTGGTTCAAATTGAATAATTCCTTTAGTGTAACCAGTTCCACCATCAGTCACATAAGCTTCTGAAACTTTTCCAAAAGAATCAATTATAACCGTTGCCTTTCCTCCAGATCCATCACCAAGGATTGGAATATTCGTAAATGTCTTTGAAATCGGAGAATATCCAGAACCTCTATTTGTTATAGTTATGATTTGAATTTTTCCATCAATTGCATTATTTTTTGTTGAAATACTTTCACCAACTGTTCCCCAATCTTCTGGAACTGGAATGAATTCAATAGAATCAAATTTTACAATTTCTGATGGTTTGATAGTATAAAGATATTTCCAAATATAACCATCACCACTTGTTCCAGCAGGTCTTGGTTCCAAATCTACAAATTCTGGTTTATCCACAGAGGGTCTTCCTCTTGAATTTTCTGGATTTGCACCATTTTGCAAACAAATATAAACTCTTAAATCATCATTAATTACATAATAATTTGCATCATATAAAGAGGAAGAATTTGTAACTGGTGATAAGTTATAAATTGTATAATCGTGTCTATACATTTCATAAGTATATCCACTTTGCCAAGTATTTTTTCTAACCATTCTTCTCACATCACTTTGAGTGACTTTTTTCATAGAAATGATGGTTTCTTTTATTTCATTTTCTTCTTTAAATCCATCCAATGGAGGCAATCCATTACCCCAGGATGCAGAACCATTTGCCTGAGAATTTAACGCATTTGGTTGCCCGATAAAAGTATAATAAGTATTTGCTGTATTCCCAACACCAATAAGACTTTTTATGAAAGTCTCAGCATTCATTATCCTAAATTGATCTGATATAATTGCAGACATTTTAATCGTATACTTTTTTTCTATTTATTACTAAATTAAACCACGAGTTCTATAAACTTCTGCTGCTGTAGATAATCCAGTTAATCCATTGTTAGTATTTACAATAAAATCTTTTGGATTTTCTCTTGCTCTATTTTGATAGTCATATATTTTACTCCAAGTGTATCTTCCATAGAATCCAGTTGTATTAATTCCAAGATTTATTGATTTATTTACACCATCTGGAACAGGAACAAAATCACATCTTACAGTCACTATACCAGACGATGAATTCGAAACAACGTTTTCTACTCTATAAAGACCATCAATAAATGAACTTGCTGTTCCAACTCTAATTCCAGTAGTAGTTGTTATTCCTGTCAAAGCATATCCAGAAGTTACGTTGCTATCATAAATCACAAAATAATCACCTTGTTCCAACTGACTATATGTTACACCAAATGAATTAAGTGCAGAATAACCAATGCCAAGAGTGGTATTATCATAAGTTTCCGACTTTAATTTAAATTCTAAAGAAGATAATCCAATTCCTATGGTGTTAATACCAATTATTGTTCCAAAATCACCTTTTGCTTTTATTGAGTATACTTTTTCTCTATTTGGTTTTTCACTTTCAAAAATAACAGGAGGAATATTTGTTTGTATATAACCAAATCCACCATTTGTAACTGTTACTGATGTTACAATACCATTAGTAGTTGAGGAAGTTGCTGTTGCCCCATTGTAAACTGGCTCTGAATACATAATTGTTGCAGCAGAACCAACTACAACATATCTTCCTTCATAACTTAATGATGGAACAAAAATTAAATCTTTAATTGCATTTGATTGATTCGTTGTTCTTTTTTCCCAATTTGATAAATCTAATGAATAATATAAATCTCCACCATCATCTAATGCAGCATAAACACCATCATAATAGTTTATATTTGTAAAATTATTTGTAATATTTGTATTCTGTAACCCCCAAGTTGTTCCATTTTCAGATGTTATAATTGTTGCGTTATTTCCAACCGCAACAAATTTTGTACCATCCCATATAACTTTATTTAAATTTTGTGTAGTTGGTTTTGATGAATCACCAACAATGGACCAAATTTCCGTATCAGATGAATAATAGATTGTTCCACTGTCACCAACTGTAACAAAAATACTATCATTATTTGTTATTGAATTTAGATTTATTGTGTTTGTTTTATTTTTTTCAAAAAATTCTGTGGTTCCAATTCCAACAGCTGTAAAAATTGGAATCGATGTTCCTGTGCCAACTGCACCAACAGCAACAAAAGTATTTTTAGTTGATGAATAAACAATATCTTTAAATTCACCTGTATATGTGCTGGGAATATTAGTAGCAACATTACTTATAAAGTTAATAGTTTGATTAATTAATTTGCACTCCGTCCAAGAAGATGTCAATGTTGTTACAATACCAGTTGCTGTTACAATTTTTCCAGTTTGACCTACAGCAACATAACTATTTGTTCCTGCAAATGCAACAGAATTAAATGATATTGTATTTCCATATCCAATACTACTATTCGACCAAGAAATTCCATCTACACTTTTAACCAAAAGACTACTTGATCCAACACCAACAAAAATATTTCCATAAGTTATTGACTTTATTTCATAATTCGTAGTTATACCAGAAGTTCCTTTCCAATTATAAATTGGATCTTTTTTTGTCACAAATGAAGAAGAAATTGCAATTGTTGGATTTGCTACCTTATATCCAGAACCAGAATTTGTAATTGTAATACTTGAAACAGTTGACGCAGCAGAAACATTTGCAATCCCAGATGCAGAATCAACTATATTATTATCAAGAACAATAATATCTCTTAATTCCTCAATCAATCCTCTTCCAATATCTTCTACAAATAATGGAAAAGCATTATTTACATATATCGTTGTATCATTTTTTGATACTGATTTGATTATTCTTGTTGTTGGTACATTTCTTGATTTTAAATCTGGTCTTCCTTTTGTATATAAAACTCCATTTATAATTTTATCTCTTGTTTGTTTAGTCCAACTAATAGGTCTTGCTTTATTTGGATCAGTATTGATACCAAGACTATCGTAAGGAAATGTATCAAATGCATCTTCAGAAACAATTTTTTTAACAACACGTTCAAATTGTTCTCTATCATATAAATCTAATATATTTTCTCCAATTTGAATTGAATCACCCTCTTTAATTGTTCTTGGTGGATCTATTTGCTCTACATCTAAATCTGACCCTCTATAATATAAAATTAAACATTTTGAATTTGCTTTTGGTGCTTCACTAAAAATTATTTGCGATCCAATTATATTATAGGATTCTCCTGGTTTTTGCAAAACATCATTTATAAAGATAAAAAAGTTATTATTTTTATTTAAATCCGAACCTGGAATTGTTCTTACTGAAAATGTATCTGTTACACCAAGAGTTGTAACAGTCAATAAGAATTTACGTTTTTTTCCAGTAAAAAATGGGGCAAGACTGTTGATTCTAACAAATTGTCCTGGATAAAAACCACCAAATTTATCTGTAAATGTTTCCAGTACTGTCATTCTAAATTCACTAAATCCCACCCCGACTAATGGATTTGTAGTAATACCAACAACTTTTAATATTTCTCCAACTTTATAACCATATCCAGGATCATCTAGATTAAATCCAGTAATACTAGAACCATTACTTACAATCACAGAAACCTTTGCTCCTTCACCAACACCACTAGAACCACCAGTGTAAGCAACACCAAGATTGCTATAATTTGGAGGAATTGGTATGTTAATTGTTGGTTTTGCTGCAGTTGTATATCCAGTTCCTGCATTTATTATAGTCAGTGAAGTTACTGTTCCCCCAGAACCGATTGAAGCAGTAATTGTAGCTCCACTACCAATTGTAGAAGCAACACTAATTATTGGAGCAGTTCTATAACCACTTCCAGCACCAGTTAAGTGAATATTTGATATTGTACCAGCAGCAGAAACAGAAACCGTTGCGGAGGCACCTACGAGTGGTTGATACCCATATCCAGTCGTAATCGCAACTCTAACAATTTTTCCAGCATTTGGAACACCACTCACAAATTTAATAGTATTATTTCCTTCAGTATCAATAATAAAATCACTATCTGATATTTGAGAAACATTATTTAATAGAATAACTGGATTGTTGTTTATGCTTGAAGAGCTATTAGTGTCAGAATATAATCCAGATATATTTTCACCATTTGATTTTAACAAAAAATTTAATCTTGTAATATTGAATGTTGTTGTGGCAATTCCAGTATTTACATTATGATTTGGAGCAATAGTAATTGACCCAACACCTATAGATTGAACGACTGTATTTCTTACAATATACTCATTTTCTGTATATTCTAAATTTAAAACATCTCCCAAACTTAAAGATGATGTGTTAATTCCACTGATTATATTTTTATTTGAAGAATTTAGAGTTCCTGTTCTAATTCCTACTGTTTCTGCCTTTCCAGTAAAATCTTTAGAAATGTCATCAATAATTAAATTTTTATCTGACGTGTTTCCTGGATCAAATCTTCTTGAAAAAATTCTTCCTTGAAAATATGAACTTGTTGATATTCCTTCTGGTCCTATTTGACCATATGGTGGATCAGTAAAATAAATTGTATCCTTAACAATATTAAAATCACCTCTCATTACAGTAACTGCTGATCCAACAGAATGTGATGCAGCAACTGTTCCATAATATGCTCTATCTACAATAACACTATTTGTGGAACCAATTCCAATAGATCTTATTTTCATTAATTCGGAATTAACCATCAAAACATCTAAAGATGTCAATGAAGAAATTCCAGAGTTTAAATAAATTGTATTTCCAATTCCAATCGGAGTGTTTAAAGATAACGTAATTCCTCTTCTGTATAATGGTGATTGAATAATATTATCAATTGTAATTATAGCACTCGAATTTGGTTCAGGATAAGTAAATGAATTAGAACCAATACCATAACTTACAAAATTCAAATAAGAAGAAGTTGATAGTCCAGATACTTTAAAATTATTATCATCTATTTTATCAACATACAAAATATTTGGGAGAATGTCAGTTCCAAGAACTGTTGGGGAAACAAATAAATTGTCTTCTGGAGTAGAACCACCAATATATGTTCCAGCAATACTTATAATATCAGTAGGAGTTGAAGACGTGAATGATGTACCAACACCAACAACTCCTATTGAATAATTTCTTCCACCACTCGCAACTTCAACTGAACTAATTTTTCCTGCGGAATCTCTTGATATATTAAATGTTGCACCAGAACCAACACCAACTATTGTAGTGCCAGCGATACCAGTATATGATGAATTTGCTGCTGATACTATTGCTGTACTAGAAACTTTAGATACATTAAATGATAACGTATTGGTTGGATTTGTTCCACCAAGATAAGTTCCAGCAATTGAAACTGTATTTCCTATTCCATATCCTCTTCCACCATCTTTTAAAATAATTGATGTTGAAATTGGGTTACCAGTTGCTGAACCATCATAAGTAATCCAAACTTCAAATTTTGCACCAGTTCCAATGCCAGAAACTGTATCTGCAGGAATTGGATTTCCAAATCCATAAATGCGACTTGATGCATATGGGATTAAAGTTGAAATTCCAGTGATTGTTGTGCTAATTGCTACATTATAACCATTTTCAAATATTGCACTTCCAATACCACCACTAACATCCATTATAATTCCGCCATTATATTCCTTAGTCACAAATTGCGGTTCAACTAAAGATGATGTTTCAATGCCAATTTTTGTTTGCGATTCAGTTGTTATTGGATAATAACCAGATCCAGCATTAATTATTTTTACACTTTGAATGGAACCACCAGATATTACAGGATAAAAAACTCCTTCTACTACTGGTGTTTGTGTATCTTGTATGGTGATTTTTGGTGGGTCAGTTGAAGCATATCCAGAACCACCATTAACCACAACAATATTTGAGACAGAATAAAACTCTGTTTCAAATTCTGGTTGAAGAATTGCACCTGACCCTGGAACTGTTCGCATTATTACGAAAAACTACTCTTTTCTTTTTATATTTATTGGGTATTAAAAAATAGAAAATATTATGGAACTAAAACTGTACTTAAAGTGCCAGCATCACTTACTATCAATCTATATTTGGTTCCATTTGCTGAAGTCAAAATAATACCTTGAGATGTATTAATGCCAACTCTTATATCTCCACCAACAACTTGAAGTTTTGATGATGGATTTGTGGTTCCTATTCCAACACTATCGGAAACATAAGCACCACCAGTAACTTGAAGTGGTTGTGATGGGGTTCCTGTCACGGATGTCGAACCAATCAAACAATTTCCATAAAGGTGATTAATCATCACTTTGCCATCAGTAGAAACACCAACTAAAGGTATTCCATCATTATCATTAACGTTAAAAAATGTTCCTGTGTTGTTTGCCATTTTTCTTTAATACCTTTATTGATTTATATTGTTTCCAACTTGGTTCGTTGGGAATAATCTTGAAAACTTAGAACTTGGAGACCATATAATTCTCACAATTCCTTGTGCTCCATTGCCACCACTAGAAACCGAACCAACAGCACCATCAGCACCACCTCCACCACCTCCATACAATCCACCAGCAGCACCATTATTTGTATTTCCAGTTGATCCGTTTGATCCACCAGAACCAGCATTTCCTGCACCATTTGATAATGAACCAGAAGATCCTTGACCTAATACTCCAACTCCACCACCACCAGATCCAGATGCAGTAGGGGCACCACCACCACCTGCTCCACCACCAGATCCAGCAACTCCACCATTAGTTATTGAACCATTTCCACCAGATCCACCATTGCCACTATATCCAGCAGAACCTCCACCTCCAGCACCAGTTGTTAATGTTGCAGTACCACCATTACCACCAGATGATCCACCAATATTTCCAGCAATAATACTTCCAGTGCCACCAGCTCCAACTGTTCCTGTATAATCTGCAGCACCACCTGTTCCTCCAAATGCGGTAGCAACTCCTACTATTTCACTATTACCACCATTTCCACCAGCACCAGTTCCTCCATTTCCACCAGCACCAACAATAATAGTCAGAGTTTGTCCTGGAGTTACGGGAAAATCATTAACATATCTTAATCCTCCTCCACCACCACCTTGACCTCCAGATCCACCACCACCAGCAGATCCACCACCACCTGCTCCACCACCACCAATTAATACAGCAGAAATCTTTGTTACACCAGAAGGAACAGTAAAAGTATTACTCCCAACAGTTGTAAATGTGCTGGATAAACCAGTCATATTTAATATTTCTGTTCCAATCACCGTTGAACCATTTACAGATAATGAAGATGTTGGAGTTGTGATTCCAATTCCTAAATTATTTTGTATATAAGCACTACTTTGAACTTGAAACTGTTGATTTGCGGTTCCTGTTGGAAATAAAGCACCAGCACCATCACCAATTATAAATTCACCAATAGTAGTAATTCCAACATATACTCTACCACCAGCACCTGCTGTTGAATTATCTTCTTTGAAAATTCTAAACAAATTGGTAGTAACACCAACAGAATAATTATCAATATTCCAACGAATAGGAGTTCCAGTTTTTCCTCTTAAAATAAACTGCCCACCTTCACCAACAGTATCATATAATGATTCTACAGCACCATATACTGATAATTTTTCTGATGGATTTGTGGTTCCTATACCAATAGAACCATTAAAATAAGCACCACTTTCTACTTGAAGTGCTTGATTTGCTGTTCCCGTTGTTGTTGCTCTTCCTACTAATACTGGTCCATTTGTGAATGTAGAAAGTCCAGTAACTTGAAGTTGAGATGCTGTTGCTATTCCAAGAGTTGTGATGCCAGATACTGTTAGGTTAGTAACAGAAGCAATACCACCAATTACATTTGTTGCTGTCGTTGCAACAGATATAGATCCAGATACATTTCCATAAATTGTTCCAGTCGAACGAATATCACCAGAAACATCAAGAGTATACAATGGAATTGTTGATCCAATTCCAACATTCATTCCAGGATTGATCACAAAAGTACCGATTCCAGTGGTTGCTGCAGAACCTACGTTAATTCTAGTAATTCCACTACTACCAGTACCAATGTTTATTGTCTTTGTGGTTTGAGATAACCCAATACCAGTTGCAATATTAACTGTTTGGGAATTGGTAGATATACCAAGAGTTACTGAACCAGTTTGATTAGTTCCACCAGCAGTCCAAGTTCCTGTTGTTTGGGTACTTCCCAAATCAATATTTTGAGTAGTTTGAGATAATGTAAATGCAGCACTGCCAAATGTTTTAGCACCAGTAAAAGTTTGAGTAACACCTAAAGTTGCAAATGTGTCTGACTCAGTGATTAATGGTAATGTGATGGTTCTATTTGCAGTAATTGCAGATGCCGTAATAGAATACTCAAAAGTATTTGCTGGATTTCTAATCTTAAGATTACTTGAGAATACTGTGGAAACACCAGAAGCACTAAAAGTAGTAACAGAAGCAATTCCACCAATTACATTAGTTGCAATTCCAGCAGTACTTGCATATCCAATACTATTTGTTATATTTGTTCCATCTCCAATGGCACTATAAATTTCATTAAAGTTACTATTAATTTTTACAGCACCTTGGGATAGAGTGTCTCCCGTAGTATCATTTGGTGAGGTTCCAGTAAATATTCCTAGTTTCGACATTATTTAATAGACTGCCTTTTTGTTTATTTATGTTTTAATTTGAGTCGAATGTAAATGTAGTCATATCAAATGAAGCCCAGATAGTATCATCAAATTTTTTGTTTATACCATAAGCAAATGTATTTTCCACAGATGTATTTGCTATTCCAGCTGGGTTAAACTCCGAAATTGTTCCAGAATATAATATTTTTTGACCTGTTTGGAAATTATGATTTGGAAGATTAATTATATCATTGTCAATATTAACAACACTATTGGAAGAACTATTAAATTCACGATAAAATAAAGGTGTTCCTTTACTAGTCAAACTAAAAGATTTAATTCCAACAACAGAATTTCCAGGAAGTCTTCTTCTAATTTTTACATTAGAAGTTTGGGTTCCGTGATTTAATTTATGTGGAAGATTCAATCTTACACTTCCAACACCAATTTCAGTAATAACAGTATTATCTGGAATAAGTAAAGTGGAAAATCCAACATAATCACCAACATTTAAATTATCAGTAGTAAGATTTATATAATATGGATAAAAACTATCAAACAATGCAGATGTTGATGCAATTGAAATGTATTCATTCGAACCATTAAATTTATCACTTATATCATCTATCAACAAAACTTTATTTGTTTTACTTGAAATATAAGGTTTAAGTGCTCGTCCAAAAATAGGTCCAATTACACCAACACCAGCAACGTTTGCTTCTGCTGCTCCAATATTTACCCTTTCGATAGACCCATCTTCAAATAAACTTTCTTCATCTTCTGTGATTAATGAGAAATTATTTCGGTTATAAAATGATGACAAATTATCAATATTTACAACTAAATCTAATGTGGAATTTGCAATTCCAACTTTCAAATTTTTTGTAGAAGTAGATGAAATAAAACTAATTACATCCAAATCAGAAAATTCTTTAAATCCTGCTGGATGAATAGTAGAACGAACTGGTTCTTTCCATACATCATAAGCAATTTCACCCTTAATTGAATATGAGAATTTCTGATAATAAGAATTATCAGAAATTCTTTGTTGGTAATTATTTAAAAATCCAATCTCATTACCAACATCATTAACTTTATCTCTTGACACTCCAAGTGATGAGTTCAAGTTAAATTTGTTGGTAAATTCAACTGTTCCATTTAAAAGTGATTTTTCACCCTTTAATTTATTTCCAACTTCCAATTCACCTTTTGCATCAATTAATCGTAATTGATTAATATCATTATCCCATCCGTTTTCCATAACAGTTGCTGAAAATACTGAATTTCCAACATTGTCAAATCCAGTAACTTTTTCTCCAGAAATGTAACTTAAATCATCAATGAGAACCATCTCAAATTCAGGCATATCTTTTTTATTGATGACAACTCCATATCCATAAGTATTAATATAATTACCCTCAAGATTATCTTGATTGAGATTTAAATTATCCTTTACCCCAGTCATACTAAAAGTTACAGTAAAGTTTTCTGAACTTATTCCAGTTACAGTAAAAAACTTATACCCATAATCTTTTGAGTTAAAATTATCTTTTGTCCTATCTTGCTGCCTACATTTTTCTATAAAAATTTCATCTCCAACAGCGAATGGGAATATAGTTTCAGTTTTTCCATATCCTGTTGTGATTAATGGATATAATTGAGTATCATTTAATAATTCTAAAGTAACTGTAGAACCATCATTTGTTGCTACAATATCATCAATCTCATATCCATTAGAATTGTTTATAGGTACAATTCTCAATGGTGTTGTCAAATCATTAGTATTTTCAATAACTCTTACACCAACAATACTTCCACTTTGTAATTCTGCAGATAACTTTATCTTATCATTACCAATAACTTTTAGTGATGGTGCAGTATTATATCCCCTTCCTCCTGTTGTTATGCCAATATAATCAATTCTTAAAATATCTTTAATTTGAACGATTGCTGGAGCACTTAAAAATGGTGTTAATGTGATATCAGTTGGGTAATTAAAACCGTCTTTAACTCTTTCCAAATAATCAACTTTTCCTATTGTAGAAGATGATGATTTTAGAATTGCATTTTTGCCAGAAATAGTTTCGATTGAAGATATTTTTGGTAATTTTGTATATCTTTTTCCTCCAAAATTAACTTTTATTTTTGATATTGAACCAGTTGTATTCGTGGAATTTGTATCATAAAAAATAGTAGATACTCCACTCGAAGTTGTATATAATGTATTCTCTGGTTTTGTATTTAAATTAAACTTAAATGCGGTACTTCCAATTCCTATGATTGAATATTCATTATTAAATATGCTGGAAACAATTTTAATCCTATTATTCCCAACAACTTCTTTATCAGAAGAAATCTGGAATAATTCAGAAAAAGAACTTTCTGATGGTATTAAATTGTAATATATTTCATTTGGAACATCAGTCGTTTGAGTATTTAATTTTCTATTACCATTGTCAATATATTTAAAACTTTCAATTTCTTTAACAAAATTTGGATCTTTATACAATCTCAAATCCATCCCAGAAGCATCACTCAGATCAAAAGTTAATGAATCACCTTTAGTTAAACTAATTGGTGGGTTTATAAGTGCTATACTGTGAATAGATGCACCAACACTTGTAAAACTAATGCAAGTTCCAACAGTTGCATCATACAGATAATTTGACAATTTTATTTTATCTGGGTCTTGCTTTAGGATATAATAAGTTTTATTATCATCCAATCCACCAATAACAGTATTACCATTAGTATAATAAACAACTTTATCACCAGTTTTTAATTTATTGTCAATTATAGTAATTTCATTTGTTTGTGTATTTACACCAACCGAAGAAGCATTAAAGTTAATTTTGTCTGTTGTAATTTTTCTAAGTTTAGGATCATATCTTAATTTTATTGTATTGGAAAAACTTGGATATACATTAAATTTTATTTTATCGTCTGTTTCTAATCCGTGAGTTTGTGCTGTTGAAACAGTTACAGAGTAATTTTCAAAAGTTCCAGTAATTTTTGAATATTGTGTTGTTAATGAATGTGCTAATCCAATATTTGTTATTGGTGAAAAGAAATACAATGAATTATTTGTTGTTCCAATCCCTATAGTTGTTGTAAATCCTAAAGTAGATAAACCAATATAATCATTTCCTAAATTAACTGCATATACTGTTTGATTTTGATTTATTCTAAATGTAGAACCTGCACCAGTATTTGATACTACGATTCCATTTCCACCCAATCCAACATTATAAGTTAAAGATTGTCCCGTATAATATTTGTGATTTGGTATATAAATCGAACGAGATGGAACGAATTTATCATATACTGATCTATTGAAGGTAATTAAAGAAGTAGAAATTCCTCCACCAAGAGTATGATTTGGTGATATTTGAATACTTCCAATTCCAACACTTACAATAGTTGTTCCAGCAGAAACATTAGTTCCAGAAACATAATCACCAATTTGTAATGCAGTAGTATTAATTCCAATATAACTTGTTATTCCAGCATTAAATGTTCCAAAATCAGTTTTAATGCCAACAAGTTTATAATAATTTGTTCCATTAGTACCTATTCCTATCGTATTGGTGGGATTAAAATAAGTAGTTTTATTTTCGATAATAGTATCATCATACTGTGGGGCATTAAATGTAAATGTATTAGGAAGCAATACCACAGAAACAATACCTACAGTATGAATTCCAGCATAATTTTCATATCGATTTACAAATAATTTTGACTCAGAAGATGATATATCAATGACCCTTAAAGTTTCTGTACCAATTTTAATTAAGTTATCAACTTCAAACCCAGAAATATCATTTACAGTAATATAAGTTGTTACACCAGTTGTTGATTGATTTGGGATATCATTCAATAAAGAAACAGATTTTTGATTTACTGATATTTTATTAAATCCTTGAATATAATTATATGGACTAGAAGAAATTGAAGTAACTAAAATTTCATCATTTGTAATTAAATTGTGTGGTATCCCTGTAATTCCTTTGATTTTTGTTCCTTTTGTAATAAAAGTCACCCCAGAAAAAGTAGAAACCCCAATTTGAATATTGGAAACTTCTTTTCCTGTAACTCTTGATACTGCAGCAGATGCCCCAGTTCCCCCAGAAGCAAAATCGTCAAAAACAAGATTATCTCCCGTTTTATAATCTTGTCCTGGATCATAAATTGATATGGAATTTATACCAGAAGATTGTATTTGCTTTACTATAAATTCTTGTTTATATTTTGATTCAATTTTATTGATTAAATCGTAAGATGCATAGGAAGAATTTAAATAATATGGACCAGTATTTCTTACTATATTTAAATCATTAAAATCCAATTCTTGATTGAATGAGGATTCAAAATTTTCTTGTGTTGGAATATCTTTAAATTCTGAACCGATTACGTATGGATATTGTGGATTATTTTCATCATCAAGACTAAGAAAATATCCATAATTAATATTTGGCAAATCACCATTATCTATAAACATCCCATTATATTTGTCCAAATCACCACTAGATTTTGCTTTATCATAATAAAAATCTTGAACAAAGAACCCAGAATTAAAATCTGGCCTTAAATTTAAATTAATTAAATTTGATATTTCAGACTCAGTAAGTTTATTATAACTTGATTTTAATTTTTTAATTTGCCCATTTATTTTACCATAAGGACCAAAAATAGGATTTCCATCATATGCCCATCCTAAAATTTGATATGGATTTATTGATCCTTTTGGTGGATTTTCTGTGCCATTTATGTTAATAAAATTATTTAAATTTTTTCTTAATTTTTTAGATGGATAATAATTTACAAATTGTAATCCAAAATCATCATTATCACTTGGTACAACAACACCTTCATCTTCAGAATTTATAATTGACTTATTTTTTTCAATTTGATTTATTTCCCATTCAAAAACATTACCTATAAATCTAGCACCAGAACCTCTTTTTTTTATGGTTAATGATGTATTTGTTTTGTCATAATTTAATCCAGAATTAATAACTAAAACTTGAGTTATTTTTCCATTTACTACAGTTGGGTGCAATTCAGCATATTTGCCACTTTCACTAGTAACAACTATATCAATATCATTTGCATATCCATTTCCAGCATTTAATATTTGGACATCAACAATTAAACCATTAGAAATAATAGGTTTCAATAACGCTTCAGATGTATAGTTACTTACAGTAACCAGTGGTTTTCTGTGAAAATTAATAATATCTGGTGTTCCATAATTTTCCCCATAATTTTCTATAAAAATATTATCAAAAGAACCAAGAACAATTGGGTTTAAAGATGGTTCTATGATTGTGGTAGTAATTCCACTAGTTGTTTCAACATTAATTTGAATTGGTGGATATGAAAATTTATGAGTTCCTACTCCAACAGAACTAAAATTTACATATTTTTTATTAATATAATTTTCTCTAGAAATATTTGTGGAAATTCCAGCAATTGATAGTTTAAATTTATTTTCATCAATTACAGTTACATGATAGTTAATTTGAGTGGATAAACCAGATATTGTAGTACCTGATGATGTGTATAATACTAAATCTTCATTTTTAAAATTGTGATTTTTTGCAAAAATATAATTATCAAAAGTATTAATACCAACAGTAGTATTATCTGCAGATAATATTGATGGAACTGCTATAAATCTATTTGAATATCCAGATCCACCATTCTTCACATATATTTTTGTTATTGTATTTTTTGATTTTAATGTTTTTAAACTATGAACTCCAGAGTAACCAATTCCACTAATAGAAATTGTATTTATTCCAGATATAGAATCATTTTTTGAATTATATAATTTAATTTGTGTTGTGCTAGTTACTCCAACAAAATATGAAGCACTGTCAATAAGAGGAGATATGGAAGTATTTGAATTATTATTATAAAAAACTTCTTCAAAATTATCAAAATTATGATTTTGTGAAAAATTAATACTATTGTTGTATATACTGGTTGCTTTAAAGTTTGAAGTAATTTTAGTTTTTACTAAATTTGATTCCAATACTGCCCCAGAACCGTTACCACCAGTTAAAGTGATTTTTGGTTTTGATTGATAACCAACTCCTGGTGATAGTAATTTTACTTCTTTCAGACTTCCTGTTATACATCCATTTGCAATTGCACCAAATCCAGAATTATCTTTAATACTTATTCCAGAAAAATTAATTACATCATATCCTTCCCCTTTACCATCAATGAATACAGAATCTAATTTTCCATAGTAAATATTATCTTGAAAAATAGTTGTCGAAAATAATTCAACTCCGTCTGCCAAAATACCTATTTTTTTATTAATTGTTTTTCTTTTTTCAGGGTCATCAAAAAATTGATTTTTCTTAGTTAAATTAAACTTTTTAAATAATTTTTGATGTTCTAATGTTTTATTTTGATAATTTAATTTTACAAAAGAATCTGCAATTCCTACATTCGAAAATTCAATATAATTTTTGGTGTATAAATCAGTATTACTATAAGAAAGTTTAATATTATTCTCATCGTATTTCGTTAAAAAATAGATAGAAGTTTTAATTCCAGAATTAGAAGATGGGATATAATAAATTTTTTCTCCAGTATAAAAATTATGATTGGGACAATTTAATACACTTGTAATCCCTACACTATCAATCCAATTTGGATTTGTAGTTTTAGTGACTTTTGTTTTTCTATCTGTTGCATAAATTGTATCATGTGGTAAACCAGAAGAAGTAACATAAAAATTATCAAAATTATAATCAATATAAGTATTCTGTACCCCTGTTGGTAAAATCGAAATTGTTGAAAAATAATTTAAAGCACTACTTGCCTTTTTAATTATTTTTTTAATTTCAGTTTTTGATGCTATATTTAAATTTGTTTCATTAATATCAATATAATATCCATTATCATTAACCCCATAATCCTTTACACTTGCCGATAAAATATTATCATTTTTGTCATCTGGGTTTAATAAGTTAAATCTATCTCCAGTAATAAAAGTCAATTTATCATACAAATATATTCTATTTCCGACAATAAATTTTATTTTGTGAGTTGTTGGTATATTATAATTCCAAAAATTAAATTCTTTTCTATCATTCAAATCAATTCCGAATGAAGAAAGTTGTATTTTATCCCCAACTCTTAAACTAGATGTTTGTGAATAATCAATGGTATCAATAATATTGATTAATCTAAATTCAACTTTAGTTCCATCATCTAGATATGAATATAAAAAGTTTTCCTCTACCAGTTCTTCATTAAAGTTTAAATCTGCAACAATTCCAGAAACTCCAAGAAATTCAGTTAAAGTCTTATCTGTATAAGTTAAAGTTATTGGATTTGTTAAATTTGATGTCTTTATAAACAAAGAACCACTTTTATTAAATCCAACTGTAGAATCTACTATAATAAACGAAGATTCTTTAACAACAGATTCTGAAATATTTGTTTTTTTGGTTGGTTCAAAATTAAATACAAATGAAGTGGAATCCAAAGAAATTTCATATAAATCTCGGTCATCCACTGGTCTATACTCTACATTATAAACAGCAGCACTAGCAGTTTTGCCATTACTTAAAGTTTCAAATATAGTTTTTCCTTTTAATTGTTTTCTTAAAACAGAATCATTAATTCTGAATGTTTCATCTCTAACTATCTGCTCGACCAAAATATTCTTAGTAACCAAATAATTATTATCAGAAGGTCTCAACAAATAATCTTGTGGTTTGATAACTTGAATGTCTTTACCAAAAAGAACATTAAATAAAATTTTATAAGAAGTATCAGTCCCCTTTGAAATATAAAAATCCTTTGCTCTAGATAAAATATTTTTTAAATTCAATCCTGTTATAAACTGTCTATCCTCAAATCCAGGTAAAAATTGAGTTTTAAATTTTTTAAATATTTCATTAAAGAATAATAAATTTAAATTTGTTACTATTCCCTCAGCACTATGTGATGTAGAATTGGTGGATGAAAATACAAAAGAATTATTATTTGAATGTTTGTCTATCCCACTAAATCCACGAATACATCCAGTAAAACTATTTGTAGTAATACCAGTATATGTAATAATTTCATCATCAATTTTCAATAAACCATATTTTTGTGGAAATCCAATTGTATGATTGACTATAATTACATCATCAAAAGATGTCACATCTTCTACTAAGGTACAAGGAATTACCTGTGTATAAAATGTTTCATTGTTAAAATTATCAATGCTCTTATATTGTTGTAAATTAACTGCTAAATCTACAACACCAGTTTGATGTTCTTGTGAAATATAATACTGCTCTAAAAATTCTTTAAACAGTGGTGAATCATCATTCAAAAATTCTGGAATTTGTGATTCAACAATAGATTGAATTTTTACTCTTTTGATTTCAGACATCTTATCTTGTATAATTTCCGTTTACGTAACTTGATGTGACCGCATATTGTGTTGCTGAAGTATTTTCACCAGACGTAATCACATCTTCCAGCACACTTACATTAAGTTTAGTTATATCTAGTTCCAAGTATATATCCTTCAACGCAAGGACATCATTTGACTCTGGTATTGCTTCAATTTCAATACCAGCAATACTTGTGGATGATGTGAATGTGATTGTAGTTAATCTAATTTCACCTTTCATATAATCCACAGTTCCAGCATTATTGTTTACAATTACAGGGATATCATCAACCAGTTTAAAGAAAAATATAGTTCCAGTTTGATCAGTTTTTGGAATATCACTCATATACAAAGTTCCACTTACATCTTGCACTGTAAATCCAGTTGATTTTATATTATAACCTCTGCCATCAGAATTTAATTTTTTGATATGAAATTGATTTCCAAAACAAATTTCATATGTTGCTAATTTATTAAACTCAGGTTGCAAATCCCTTCTGATTTTGATTTTAGTAATATTAGAAGTAATAGATGTACTTGTATTATCAATCAAAGAAGAAACTTTACTATATTTAAATCTACCACCAAAACTATTCAACTCAGTTGATTTACTATAGGATTCTAAAGTATTTACAACTCTCAGTTGTAAATTATTTGGATCTATTGTAGTACTTTTATCATAATAAACTGTTGTGTCTAATTCAACATACATATATTTCAAATCAATAATTTCTGGTTTAATTCCAGCAATTGAATATTGTCTTAAATCTTTTTTAATACTATCTTTTGTAATTTGTGAAAGATATTTACCATTTCTTGGTTTAATTGAAATAAAAACTTTACCGTACTCTGGTGGATCTAATTCATCCCCACCATATGCCGTTACAGTATCTACATTTGGAAATATATATGGAATTAGACCTTTATAGTCATTTGCCGTTACTGCACGGTATTGTGATGCATATACTCTAGGACCAAGATACTTAATGGAATCAATGGTTTCAATATCATCACCATTTTCTGACGGTTGTGTAGTAGTTAATAGAGAAATATTGTTTGTAATTGAAGTGCTATTATTATCAGTTAAAATTCCAGAAAAAGTAAAGTTTGCTGCACCATTCGCATCTTTTCCATTGGTAATGATATAACTGATGAAAATAGTACTTCCACTAATTGGTTTTTTCCCTATAATATCATCACCAAATAAAATCTCATATTTTTCATCATCTATTTCTTGTGTTAAAAAAAGTTTTGAATCTTTATTTACTTGGAAAATATTCGAATATGATACATATTTTTCAGTAATCACACCAGTAACTTTTACACGAATTGTAGATGAATCCACACCAGTGTTTGGAATTGTAAATCTTTGATTTACTTGTGATGCATCTACTGTATATGTTTTTGTTAAATATGAACCTTCATAGATATCAATTCCAGTAAAATTCGCATATCCATTATTATCAACTACTACTGTGATATCCTCTGGAATTGAAAAGATATAATTACCATTTTCGACAGCACCTAAAGCAACGATTCCTGCCTTTAGAGTAACTGTTTTTGAATTTAACCCTGTTGTATTAACTGTAAAACTAACTTTTGCTTTTGATGCTCTTTTGGATCTGGGAACATATCCAATATTACGTGCAAGAGAGACTACATTTTCTCGAAGAGTTGCACTATCAATAAAGGATTCGTTCACTGCCATATTTGTATTGAAGGCAGTGATATAAGAGTTATATGCTAGTATATCAATTAAACTTGAAAAATTAGAACCTTCAAAATCAAAATCCGTGAAATTACTATTCGATCTCAGATAGTCCTTTATCTGAGTACGTAAATCATTAAAATCTAGATTTGTAAAATTATTGAAGGACATTATATTCTAGTTGGTTGTAAAAGAAACTCTATATTTTGAGGAGGAAATGGAATTCCAACAATATCATAAGAAATTTTTACATTTAATTCATTTGAATCTTCTATAGATTCAACAATTACATCTCTTACTACAATTCTTGGTTCAAAGTTACTTAATACTGTTTTAATTTCTTCATCAAGTATTGTCGAAACTTCTGGTCCATTTAGTTCAAATAAAGAATTATCAACAGAGGTTCCCAATAAATTATTGAAGAACCTCTCACCAATACGAGTTCTGACTAAGTTAATAACCGATTTTTTAATTGCATCCTCATTTTTTAAGATAAGAATATCATTCGTCACTGGATGTCTAGAAAAAGACAAACTAATGTCCTTAAAACTTCTAGAAATACTAAGCATTTAAACAATGAGTATATTTAATATATCTATAATACTTTTTAAATCATTTTTCCGTATGTTGGTTCAGTTCCATAATCCCAATCATCATAATCTTCATCATTTCTAATTCTTTCGTGCAATTCAGTTTGTTTTTTTAGATTATGCTTTGGAGCATTATCGTGCATAATCTCTTGAATTACTCTCTTTGGTTTTTCTGTATCAATATCAGTGATGAGTCTTGTAGTCCCCCACATTTCTCTCATATAATTTTTGTCTCGATCGACTTGGTAAAATGACATTTTAGATCCTCTGTTTTTAAATTTAAAAACAGAACTTTTAAGGAGGTTTCTATCTCCTTAAACTATTTAACGATCTAACTGACGAAGTTTATAATTTTTGGAATTAAAATACTTCAACAATTCTAGTGCAACTAATTTTGGATTTCCTTCACCACAAGTATAAACATCTATTGCAATACAACCTTCCTCAGGCCAAGTATGACAAGAAACATGACTTTCTGAGAGTGCAATCACAATTGTAAGACCTTGAGGATGAAAACAGTGCTGAAAAATATTCAAAATTGTCATTCCAGCACGTTGAATGCCACGTTCCATCACCTTCTGAAGAGCAATACCATCATTCAGAAGATTGTGTTCTACATCATAAACCTCCAAAAGAAGGTGATTGCCCATCGAAAACTGTTTCAATTCAATATCTTTGGTAAAAATTTATTTATTTTAATTTAAATTTTTAATTTCGTACATATAATGATCGGATGTTTCGATTTTTCTTTTATTTTCAACCGAATACACAGTTAAGTCAATTTCATATCCTGGATTTTTGTCGATTCTATTAAATGTCCAGGCATTATCATACCAAATAATACGATTATTTGGATATGCATAGTAATTTCCAGTTTCTACCTTGAATAAATGAGCACATTTATGTTCAGGAGTCTCTGAAAAATTAAGATCAGTGACTCCTTTATTTTCCCATGACCAATCAAGAGTAAACATATAACTTCCAATCACCCTTTTTCCATCAGGACGAATTAATTCTGCTTGTAATCCAGCGAGACGAGCACGTTTTTGAACATCAACATACGGAGAAAAGCAGTCCCAGTACATAATATCCTCTAGAGGTTCTATTTCTGCATCTGATTTCCAACAAAAGGCGTGAAGAGGTCTACGAGTCCAATTCACGCCATTTTCAAGGAATGCTTCAAATAAAGGGACTCTTTTTTCAATACTGGCAACACAATGTACATCACATTTAGTTACTTCACCGTGACCCTTTTTGTGATTAAAAAGAAATTCATTACGAATATAACAGGACCAATCTGGAAGACTGTGATTTAGATAAGCCATTATTTACCGTCCTTGACCTCGATACTTTTTACGTGCTACATTGCGACTCGTAGCAGCATATTTAGTATTTCTACTAGCACCTTGTCGAGTATTTTTTGGAACACTCGCAATCTGCATATCCTTTCGACTCTTTTGCGCCATTTTTAATTCTCCAACTAACGGTTTTATAAGGGGGTTTTTATAAAGTCTCTCAAGCCAATAAAAATGCCTCTATAAGACAATAAAAACCTCATAGAGACATTCTATCATAACGTTTTAAAGAAGGTCAAGAAAGACCTTCCAGACACTTATCAGATGATTCGTGTCTTTTCGTGTCCAACACGAATCAAAGGATCACACCAAATCTCATATCCTTGTTCTTTTGCATCCAGACAGAATGAAACATCCTCTCCACACATATCTTGAACCTCTCCAGATTCAAAAACTTGCATCTTCGGTGCAAACCAAGGATACTCAAGACTTTCAAATACTCCTTTCTTAATCAATACCCATCCAAATCCAGTATAATCAACTGTAAATGGTTTACGACGTTTCTGAATCGTATCTAGTGTCTCGTGATTCATTACACCACCAGACTTTCGGAAATCATCTTCTTCCAACCAATGTGCAACAGACGTGGTGTGACCATCCTCAGTGCAATACCATCCAGCAGCAATATCCTTATCCATTGCAACAAGACGATAGAACTTCTCAGTGTCGAAGACAATATCACTGTCAATCCAGAGTTGATAATCATACTGCAATTTACCATCCCAAGGAATCTGCTTGGGTCCTCTGAGTACATTCGCACCAAGTACCTTGCATCGTGCAAAGTTTACCATTGAAGAATAATCTTGACTAATCTGAATACTTGCACCACTCTGTACTAAATCAAAACAAAGTTGTACGAAGTTCTTCAAATAAATGTAAGATACTCCTCGTCCAGGAAGACAAAAAACAATTGACTTCCCACGAATCATTTCTTTTGCTGCTTCTAAATTAAACTCTCCTTCCACAGGTCCTGTGGGAAGTTTTGCTTTTACTGTAAATCCTTTAGCCATAAAATAATTTTTTCTCGATACTACATGATTTTACCACAGCAACTCATTCATTGCAATGGTCTTCGTTTTTATTTAGATGTACTTCAATATCCTTATCATTCCCCCCAGAAGTCCATACAAGTCCTCTGATCATTTTCAGATTTTCCTGTAAATCACTCTGTGGCACCTGACTTAATATTTCATTGCCCTTAACTGAAATATTATACGTATTCATCCTCTTCTATCTTTCGGAGTAAATCTTCAATCTCTTCTCTTAAACTATCATTGATCACCAATATTTTATCAGTATCTAAACGATGCTGTATCGTATCAATCAATAAGTCTTTCTCATAATCATCAAAATCTAATTTCATTGTACTTTCAGGGCATTTTTTATTATATATCATTCTTAATATTCAACAACAAGTCCCCAAATCTTTATATTATTACTTCTTGCATTAGAAAGATTCCTAGCAAGATCATTTATTGTTTGATTTTTATTTTTTGTTTTACTATAAACTAAGTTATAATTTTCATTTACCCATTCTCTCAAATTTTTTCCCTTCCATATTTTTCCAGTTAATGTATCCGTAATTGTATATGTCTTGCAATTTGGTTCAGATGCATTCTCAAATCTACTAATCCATCTCAAATTTGTATAATGATTGTTAAGTTTATTTCTATCAATATGATCTATCTCATTATATTCACAAGGATTGTCTACAAATGCTTTGGCAACTAATTGATGTATTGACCTTATAATTTGTTGATAGTTTCCATCACTATCCCAAATTGAAATATTCACGCATTGATATTGATGCTCTGGATATCTTGGGTTGCCCCTAAAAGAAGGTTTTAAATATATTAATCCATTTTCATCAATCTCTCCGTATTTTCCAGTTCTATCATATTTTCCAGGTCTGCGATATGCTCTTCCATCCTCAGTAATATAATATCCAGGATATTCAGTTTCTTTCATCCCTTTTGGTATTTTTACCTGGGGATAATTATAAACTACTTTTTGTTTTGGAACTGCAATTGGCATATTCCATTGCTCTCTGGGTTTTTTCATATAAACCCACTTCCCATCCTTTTTTATATACTTAAAACCTTTCGCATTTGTCCTAATTGTTCCTTCTGAGTAATTCATAATTTTATGTGGACCTTTTTGGAGAAATTTTTTTGCTGGAAATTTTTTTATATTTAAGTGTATTTGACTGCCAAAAGCAAGACTGTGTAGACTACAGGGACCCATTAAAATTATATACGGGGGCAACGGTTTATAATAAGAATAACAAACAACATAAAATAACTGTCTATTATAATAAACGAACAATAACGAATACTTTATATTCATTACTGTGTTATTAGAATAACAAACTATATGGGGGGTGTTGCTATAACGAACGGGCACGATATAAGTCATTATACAACACTGTCAGATTCAAATACGAAACTGTATGGGGGGTGGTATAAATGACGAAGTGCTTCTAAAGTATAAGATATGGAGACTACAAGTTTGTACACAGTTCTGTGTACAACGAATAGTATAGCACAGGACTGAAAGAATTACAAACTATATGGGGGGTGTCATATAACACTACTGTTGTATTGTTATACTATAAGACGAGCATATACTTATACTGTGAGTACAACGAAGTGCTATAACGAACTGTTATGTATAACGAACTCATAGGACGAAGGAGTTTATAACACGAATAGTTTTCCACAGGGTATAACGAACTCTGTGGAATATAACGAATAGTTTTCCACAAGTTTTCCACAGGTTTTGAATAGTTTTCCACAGGGCAATTCTTATAAACCCTTGCAAACACTACAAATCATTATAAACCTGTGGAAAACTATTCTGTGAAAATCATTACTTTCCCCTATAGGAAATGAATGAAACCTGTGGAAAACTATTTTTCCACAGGCACGAGACTTATAAGAATTGTCGAGATTCTGTCAATATGTGTTGTGCCAGTCCTAGGAGTGTCTGTGTGCCCTTGACTTTTTTTGCGGTTTATGGTATAATGCGGGCTTAGACAACAAGAACTAGAGGGGTTTAGAGAAGCATAAGAACAAGAACTAGAGGCATTTACATCACATAATATAACACTATCATTATAACACAACAAAACACTCAACTATGTTTTTTAATACATTTAATTTAATTATCAATTAAAACATTCTTACATATCAAATGATAATTATCTCTTATGCTTGAGTGTTAATCTCTTCCATCTGATCTTCATTGATTCAATGTAATCAGTTGTGATTGAATATCTTCAATCTCATTCACATCATCATACTCTGCTAAATCTACTGGATGAAACTCATTCAAATTGATTGTATTATCAGTATAGATCGGAGCATAGAATAGTTCATACTCTTCACCTAACTTATAAACACAACCGTGATCTTCTTTGTGTAGGATAATCATTTCAGTTTTGTTGGCAGAGTTTAATAGCATCAGTAATCGAAGTAGTCAAATACTTACAATCACCATTGGTGTTACATACGGCATAAACTTTTTGTTGAGTGTTAATGTCGTAAGTGAAACGGATAGTCATTAGATCAGTTAATGAATTGATAAAAATCAGGCACCGAGAGAATTAAACTCGTGACAGTGCGTCAGTTTTTTGCTTCGGATTCTGTGTTTGTTTAATCCAGGTGGAAGTTCTGCGAGAATAAACTTGTGAAGGAAGTTTAGATTTGCCCTGAACTTCATTGATGAGTTCAATGAAGTGAATAAAGAATTGCCTCTCCATTCGTTGCTCGGTGGTCATTGCTTGACTCTGAACTTCGTTCATCATAGCACGGATCTGGGGGTTTGTCAAGGGGTCTACGGTTCTTCTACCTATCAGCATCCCTGATGGGTATGCTGGACTCAGATGAGTTCGAGATTATCTACAATCTCAACCCAATAACATTTTTTATTTTCTTCATCTTGTGTAGATTTTACAAGATTCTTTTTGACAAGAGAACTCAATACACCAGCACAAACTCTTGGATTATTAAATGGATCAAGTTCATGTAACCATCCACATTTGGGTTGGTCCATTCCTTGTGAAATGGAATTGTAAAGAAGTTGTTCTTTGTCAGTGAGTTTCATCATTAAATCAAATCAGAGTTGAGACAGTACCCACATCATCGCAGATACTTCCTGTTTAGTATTCCAAGGACAAACGTCTTCAGTCATATTTCCATTCGGTCGGAAGATTGCAACTTCATAAGTGTTCTCATTGATATTACCATACAATCCACAATTCGGTGGACCAGCAACTACACTAATCTCCCAACCATTCTCAAACTTATACCTTGCACCAATCGCACCAGGAATACCATTCAGATGCGGTTGAAATTGAAGAAGATCAAACATTTGGAGTTCCTTTATGTGTGAGAGTATTATATCAAATAGAATGAGGAAAACTCACTTCAGTCCAAGGAAGAGTTTTCAGTTCTTCATCGGTAAATTGAATACCATCATCAAGTCGTGCTTCATTCTTATAGAGATAGAACTGCTTAAAATTAACAACAGTCCCTCTCAAATCCCCATCTTCATCTACTTGATAGACAAGCACATCACAAAACTTATTGCGGTCCCAGGTGAGAATAGTACATTTGCGAATAGGTGCTTTTTTTCCCTCAACATCACCATAAGATGGAATGGGATAATCAGTAAAGGCATCAAGCATTTGGAGTTCCTTTGTGTCTCTGTATTATAGGGCATCCAGTGCCCCATTGGGGAGTGTAGTGTGCCACTAAAACAAGTGGCACATCCCAACCTTAGACTCACACAGTTTGATGAGACAATGCATATTTCACAATCTCAGTGCGATTGTTCTTATACTCAAGAATCAAATCTACAACATTTCGCAAATCATCAGGTTCAACTTCTTCATCATTCTCAATTGCTGCAAGTTCATTGAAAATAGAGGCAACCTCAAAATCACTATTAAACAAAATATCTCGGTGATTATCAATTTCCAGATAATCATCCACTGCATCAGAACTCAAACGACAAGGAATATCAGGTGATAGCATACCCAACGTTGCAAGACGTTCAGCAGCACCAACTACCCACAGAACTTTGCACTCATCAATTGAAAGATTGCGATTCATTGTATTAGGAATAAAGAAGAAAAAAAGAGAAAGGGATGTTTAACTCACACCCCACAGAGTTGTTTTGCCACAGAACCAGATGCTTGACGGTTCAAAGAAACACCAGCACCTACGTTTGCACCAGAATAAGCACCAGCACCACTAGCACCATTCATCTTCTTGGAACGTCCGAATCGCATCGTGGAGAGTTTATTCTTCACTGCATCGGCATCATCGTGAACTCGATTCTCTGCGAGTTTCATTTCCTTCAGACGTTCCGCAACTTTATCTGCAAATGCCTTACGGAAATTAAGTTTGAAACTACGAGAGATCACAGTTCCTTTGATGTCGCACATAATCTTTTCTGCTTTATGTGCAACTTCTGCCTCTTTCTCCATCACCTGAACAAGGTAATCATAATAGAGTCGCACTTGGATTTGTTGTGCTTCACTACCGATGATTTGCAGAGACTTGGAATCACCATTCTTCATATATGCTTTTGCATCATAGAAGTTAGCAATCGCATTAGCAAGAGTGGTCAGTGCAACATTGATTCTCTTGAAAGAAACAAACTCTTCATCAAGAACTTGAGTTTCAGTTGCTTCGATGATCGTAACACCATACTGCTTGCACAGTTTATCAATCATCTTAGCAGCAGCATCTGCCTCACCCTCAAAAGAAGTTCCATTCTGAAGTTTCAGGATGGATTGAATCTTTGCGATGACTTGCTGACGATCCATTAGGTTCCTTTGCTTGTGTCTCTGTATTATAGGGCATCCAGTGCCCCAGTGGGGGACATTAGGGACAGTTCAGAAACCGTCCCTCTCAACACTGGACTCAGGCAGAGATAGCATAGAGTTTGTTGAACTCATAAGCACCATCTTCACTCTCAAGTGCCTGATAAACAATCACATTCTCACCAGACAATTCAACACTCCAATCAAGTGCATCTTCTCTTGCATTATCAAGATCATCATACCATTCGGCATCAATCAGATCAAAAGAAACAGGGCAGGAAAGAAACATTGGAATTAAAGAGTAAATGAACTAGAATTAAACTCAGGCAGCAACTTGTTCGGTCACTTCCTCATTCTGAACTTCGGTGTTGCTCTCATCAGGAACAATCACATTCAGAATATCCAGAATATCATTTCCAGTCTGACCCTTGCGGAGCATACCGAGCATCACATCACGAGAGAAATCAACAGTCATTTTAAGAATAATAAAGTAAGTTGGACGTTTGTGAGAAGTGATGAGGTTTGATAACAGCATACTTGCCAAGATGTCAGTTGACGTTATCGAGGTGGTCTTATTGCCTCCCTCACCACCCCTTTAATATAGCACTTTTTGGGGTCTGTGCTCTTTTAGTGTGCCACCAGAACAAGTGGCACATGGTATCATTGGACTCATGTGGGACAGATGTAAGAATCAGGCAGATTCGGAGATTTCAACATAATCAAGGGATTTTACACACCAACCAGTGTCATCAGAAATGACATCAGCAAGTTCATCTTCATCATAAACTTCCCAAACATCATCAAGAACTGATTGAACAACTGCAACTTGTTCATCATAAGGAAGTTCTCCAGAAGAATCCTCAAAATCAAATTCAATATCAGTCAGTTTGAGTAGCATTGTCATACAGTAGCAAATGGATTGGCAAGTTGTGGAATCGTGTTGAAGTCTACAACCTCATAAGGAATTGTGTGATTGAGATATTCTTGAATCTCAAGGTGCATCTCAACCCGATTGAGAAACTTCTTAGATTGAGTCTTACCCATAAAGGTAAGAGTTTTCAAACACCACTCTTTTGATACATCACCAAAAGGTGTTTTGATGGGGTAGAAATCTACCACCATTGAACCGTCTTTAGATTGAAGTCTCATAGTTCAGAATTGAGTGTCAAAAACAAAACCATCAACATAAACACAATCGAGATTGTCAAAGGTAGTTTCCCAGTCAATCTCAATAAAAGCAGGGAAATCAACAGAATAACAATCAGTTACGAATTGTTCTGCATAATCTCCTTTAGATACATATCCACCACCACGGAAAGCATCTTCAAACTTCTCTACATTGTCAATGCCAAACTCTTCAATGAAGATGTCTGCTGCCCTATATGATTGAGATTCACCAATCTCAACATATTTTACATAATACTGCACAAGGTTATCTTCACCATACTCAGCAATGAAATCATAGATGTCATCTTGAGCATAATTTTCAGATACAAGTCCATTGATGAACTCTACAGTGGATTCTTTGAGTTGAACTTGTGTTTCGGTCATTGGTTTCTCAACCTTCAATGCAATCATTGTAGCACCTCAGCAGGGGGTTTGGGGGATGTAGTGTGCCACTAGAAGAAGTGGCACATCTTAACATTGGACTCATCAAAATTGTTCTTTGATTAGTTTAGAAAGTTCTTCAAAAGTAGAACCTGAATCGTTCAGATTGGCAATCTCATCGTGATAGAACCAATCATCTTCATCATCCTCAGGTGAGACATCAACTCGCACTTGAGGATTCTTGAATGTCATTCCTGCCCATTCTCTTACAGAGTCTGGCAGAAACTCACTCTCTCCATCAAAATACCAATAGTCCATTCTATCTGGAGATTCCTCATCAGAGTTTTCTGAATAACCCTTGAAGTCCCATTCTTTATTTTGTTCTTGTGCATACAAATCACAGAGAACACCAAGGCAACAATAACCTTCGGCACCTCGGAGTTTCTCACTACCTTGTTCGTATTTGCCAGAAAGCAGTGCGTCAATCCACTTTTCTTTGACTTGGGGATTCATTTTATTCATTAGAGTCTTCATTGAAGTCAAACCATTCATAAAGAGAGTTAGTTACACCATCTATGATATTATCTACAACAGCATCCTCGTGAGGATTCTCAACGTGTTTGTGGGCACGATTGTATCCATACCTCACACCTTCTTCAATTGCTAATTCTAATACTTTGCGAAAGTTAGGTTTCATTAGTTTACAGCAAGGACAAGATTGGCAACTCTGTTTTCTGGTTGAAACTCTTGCAGTTTATCATAAATCCGTTGAAATTGATTCTGCATACTCAGATAATAACTAGCAAGATGTGCGTTATTTTGATTAAAGTAAGCATCATTCTCATAGTATTCAAGAGCACTGATAACATCAAGCAACTCACCAGAAGTGAAAGAAATAGAAGTCATTTGATGTCAAAGATGTCGAACAGTTCTCGTTGAGTCTGAGTGAATAGTGTATCCTCTTGGGGATACTCATACAATTCCAACTGAAACTCTTTGTAATGATAAAGAATGTCTCGCAGAGCAAGCAGTTGTTTCTCAGTCAAAACTTCTTCAATAGTCAAAACAGTGTCAATCATAGTTTCAGTAATCACTCCCATCATTTGTACATTGTTGAATCCAATAAGAATAGCACGGAAAGTTCAGTGGATGATCTTTCTGCCGTTGATACCAATTAAATGCAAGATTCAATCGGTTTTCAGGAACCTTCAAGTAAGGAATACTTGATTGAATCGGGACGTAAGTCATCGGACTTCCTCAACCATAATACTATAATACCACAACCACGGGTCTGTGCTCATTTACTGTGCCAGTGCTACAAGTGGCACATCGTATCATTGGACTCACGTTAAATTGTGTATAAACTTTTTTAACAGGTGTTTGCCCTTATCTATATCAAAACGATTATCCATTGTAACCATCAGTTCCAAAATTAAATCTGCATAACATTTTGGAACTCGTATGTGTGTTGTTTCTCCTGACTGTGGAAATTTCTTTGTGAATGGCATAATTCTATGTGGGACACATAATATAATTTATACACCAAGAACTTCACCTTTCACAAAGATAGTATCCACAACATTTTGAAGTTGCTTTGCAATCTTATCACCATAGTTATTATTGACAGGAATCGTGATAGTTCCAAAGGGTTTCTTATAGAAAGCAAACTCTCCTGCTTTCATCTTACCATCTGCGATTGCTTGTCTGTCATCACGGTGCATACGAATCACACGACCAACAGTCTGTGCCATTTCAATCAATGGAAGATTGCGAAGCATAATGCAATGAGTCAAACCTTGAACGTTAATGCCTTCACTCAAAATAGAGTAATGAAACACAATAAACTTCTTGTTTGGGTCTGCACCAAACTCACTCATCTTCTCAAAGAATACTTCACGAGACACTTTATGCTTGTCAATATAAGCACCGTGCTTGGAAGTGATGTGCATAATCGTATAACCCATATCATTGAGTTGTTGAAGCAAATCACTTTCAGTAAACATAGACCAAATGTCTTTGGTGCTTGGAGCAGCAACAAGAACTTTAGGAGCATCACAATCAGAAATCTCTGAGAGAATACCTACAACGTTTTCTGCATCTACAAATGCAGCATTTTCTTTAGTGCGAATGGTTTGTGCTTCATAAGGCACAACTTTGGGAGGAATGATGCTACCAGCATCAATCAGTTCTTGTGCAGGAATACTGATGATGTTATTTCCATAAACATCAGTATTATTCATAGACTCAGTGCTATTATTGAACTTGGGGGTTGCAGTGAAGAAATAAGCATTATCTGCAACTGATGAAGTATGTGCAATACCAACAAAGTTGGATGGTTTCACACAATGATGTGCTTCATCAAAATACACAACATCAATTTCAATATCTGATTCATTCACCCGACCAATCGAATTATAAGTGGTGAAGATAAACTGATGCTTACCACTTCCGATTGCAGTGTCATTGTATTCTGCAATGTCTGCTGGACGTGTAGAGGATTGATGATGAGTTTCTCCACTATGAACGTGCATATAAGCAACATTCTGGTCTTTGAGATATGCTTCAAACTCAGAACAAAGTTGATTCGCAAGCAGAATACGAGGAGCAACAACAACAAATGTCATTGGTTCCAATGCGTTAAGAATCCTCTGACGGGCATCTTCCATCATAACAACAGTTTTACCACCACCAGTAGGAAGATAGCAAGTGCCTTTGATAGAGTTCTGGACTGCCTTCAAAGCACGTTGTTGATAAGAAAGAAGAGTCAGCATCAATAAGTCAAATAACGTTTGTATTCATACATTATAGCACCCCTCCCGTTGGTTCGGGAAGAGTGCTGGACAGTTGCAGAAGTGGCACAGAGGTTACATAAACTCTGCCATATAATAGTCAACCGTTACTTCAAGTTCTGCTGCTTTACGTTCAATTTCTGTTGCATATTCATCTGCATACTTTATATCTTCGTGTTCGCAGAACAGGTCAAGAGTAGAATCGTGCATTTGTTGTTGTTCAGTTAATAGATGAAGAATAAACTTAAACATCAGAACTCAATTGGTTCAAGAGTAGGTTCAGGGAATCCAAACTCAGTAGGAGATACTTTTACAAACTCATCAGTACCTTCAACTTGCTTATAGCAATTCAAAGAACCCTCAATAACCTTATTAAGTTCAGGATTCACCTTATCAACCCCTACAGAGTCATTATACACAGTTTCTTGATTGTTGTCAACATCAAAGATGATAAGATTCTCAGCAGCACTCTTTGCTTCTTTGAGAGTCTTACAAACGTGCTGAGGAGTATCTACAACATCAACAACCATCCACTTGGAAGCATTTACTCTACGAATGAATCCAACAGTGTTAGAATCCTTCTGGATCTCGTAAACACCAGCAGACAGACGGGGAAAGGTGAAAGTCATAATGAAGTGTGATTGATTAACTTAAGTGTGAATCAGTAGCAATACTCAGGAAGAATACAGAAATTACCACAATACTTACGAACCCAGTTCAAGGTGTCAGCATAGCAACGAGGTTCAGATACGATTGTGCTCACATTTTTACGAGGATTGTAAGCAACAGCAACATAACGATAACAATCAGGAGATTCTTCAATCTCTTGAATCCACATTTGATTGACATTACCTTCGTGCCAATCCCAACGGGAAGTGGTGTAGTTAAAGATAGTATCAAGGTCTGCCAAGTGGTCTCCTTTGCTTGTGTCCCTGTATTATAGGGCATCAGAGGGGTCTGCGGGACTTTACTGTGCCAGTGCTACAGGTGGCACACCTTATCATTTTGTGGACTCTTTTGCAAGAATAATTTCATCATATTGACTTGGATAAACTAAAAGACAAACATTTTTTGATCTATGTTCCATTCTACGAACACAAATTGTGATGTATTTCTCACAGACAAAATCAACCCTTCCATACATTCCACGATAGTAAACTTCAATTCCTTCTGCAAATGTTATCCTTGGCATTTTGTAGATAAAGGGCAATTCTCTTGCATTAGTTTATCAGCATTATGAGATACTGTAAATCCTAATGCAAGGGAAGTTAAAGCAAAACAACAGATGAGGAAACTATTCATCGTGCGTAAAGATAACCACCCGCCCAGTCTGCACGTTGATACATCTCTTCACGAGACTTATCATCCATAAGGTTATATCGAACACCTTTTGCAGGAGATTTCCAACTGGCAGACTTATACACATCACCAGTATTCAAATCAACAAATGCGTGAGCACTTCTTTGACCACTGGGTTGAGTGATGTGAATAATACGAGCATACTTTCTACCTTTCTCGTAAGTATACTCATCCACACCTTCACCCATTGCAAGTGCATCAATTTGTTTTTGATGCCATTCTTGAGTTTCTGGGTCGTCAAGATGCCTACGGTGAGAAGCAATAGAATACTCTTGATAATTAGTGCGAAGAACTCGGCAAAACTCCTCAATTCGGTCAATAACTTTTTCAGTCATCAGAGTAGTCATTTGAAGTTTAGTTTGTTTTTGAGATGTTGAAGTGCTTGCTTGCGGGATTTAAGTTTTCCCTTACAAGTTCCTTTAGTATTCTTTTGTTTTCCTGAGTTATGTTTCCAATTTGGGGTAGTCATCTCCTTTCCTTGGTATGAACCTATTGTAGGGCATCAGGGAGGTCTGTGGGACTTTAGTGTGCCACTAGAAAAAGTGGCACATCAATTATAACAATACTCTTTCCACTCAGTAACATTTGATCTATCCAAAGAAAATAACATTTTATTAAATGGTTTCTTTGGTATAGTTTGAAGAATCATATTAGTATCTTCAAGCAGTTTATCACCTTTTCTTGTATTGCAGGGCATACAAGCAACTACAAGATTTTCCCAAGTATCTTCACCACCACGAGAACGTGGAATGATATGGTCGATAGTTAAATCTCTTGTTGAACCACAATACTGACACTTATGCCCATCACGTTTATAAATCATAGTTCGTGATGGTTTATTTTGTGAAATCTTAGCATAAGGTATTTTAATGTAATTGATCAAACGAATAACTCTACCACTCAGTGCTTTTGCTTTATTTTTCATAAGCAATACAACTGCTCTACGCCAATTTGTAAATTGAAGTGGTTCAAAACTTGCGTTTAGAACAAGAATAGTTTGATTTGGTTCAATTTTTAAGTAATCCATCGACCTTTTGCGTTTTTACAGAATAGGGAGATTTTACCTCCCCTAGTATCTAGATGTCAAAGATTTTATCTGGAAAGAATCCAGTATTTTGACCTGGATAACCTCCAGGATTACAAATTACTCTACATCCTTCGATTATATAATCGAAGTGATTGTGAGTATGTCCGTGTACCCAGTATTTAATTTGTGGATGATTGATAATCAAGTCATCAAGGTTACTTACATAAGCACCATTTGCTTCATTCTTAAATTGTGCAGCAACCGATTGATAACTCGGTGCGTGATGACTGATAACAAATACATTGTCATTCAGTGTTTGTAGTTGATTGAGAAGATAGTTCTTGCTTTCTTTATGAAATGCAAGAGTATCATCTGCTCTCATCTTACGAAACATACTACCAATACGAATGACTTTGTAATCATTCATATTGCACTCTGCTTCCATCATTTCCAGAGCATTTTCATTACGAAAATCAGTCCACAATGTGAAACCAATAAAGTTCCAATTGTTGATGGTTATTGTATCATTATCAAGAAGATGAAAGTTATGAGGAAGATTCTCTTTTAGTTTCTTTTTGGTTCCTTCATAATTGTATCCATAATAGCAATGATTCCCAAGAACATATAATATATGTGAAAAATCTTTTGAACAGTTATCCACAAAACGAAGATAAATGTCTTTTAATTTTCCATTTGTTTTTAAATACTTTGCTGGAAATATATCTCCTGCCAGCACTAATATATCAGCAGTTCCTAAGTTTGGAATTTCTTCAAAAGAGTTTAAAAATTCAAGGTGCAAATCTGATGCTACTTTAACTTTCATTTTGAATTTTAGTAATTTTTAAAATATCTTTGTGAGGTGATTTCTGGAGATTGCAAGCTAAATTAAATAAATTTTGTTTTTTGTATCCATTGTTTCTTCCCCACTCCGTCAAACAATGAACAGTTTCTTTTTTTCCATTTAAAAATTCAACTTCATAATAATTTGACCTTGGATTGTTTTTTCCTAAGACATTGTGATGATTTTTGCTTATTTTTAATTTTGTTTCCTTTTTATGTCCTTTTCCAAACAAAGGGTGCAATTTTCCTTTCATAACTGGGAATTTTCCTCCACCTGGAGAACTATTCAGTCCTTTTTCTAAAGTATTAAATGTTTCAATATAAAAACATTCTTTTCCATTTAATTGATTAACCTCACACTGCTCAACAATCCCAATTATGAAATCATCCCATCCAGTTTTATTTGCTTGTATGTATAATTTTGCTCTGGAACTTTTTGCAGATGCGTATTTGTGATATCTTAGTCTATCTTGTATACTTCTTCTGGTTTGCCCAATATATTTCTCTCCAGTGGAAATACAGTGGATACAATAAATAGTACCTTTCATAACTGCTCTTTGTTGGGTGCAGTAGTATTTATAATAGAAGAGGAGCATCTCTGCCCCTCTCTTACCTGTGAAGATTGCACCCAACTCAGGCACTATTATTTAGATAATAAAATATAACAGGCGTATTAGGATTCGAACCTAAGATGAGGAGGTAGAAGCTCCTAGTGATAATCCACTTCACCATACGCCCAAGAGACCCTCTGGTTTGTGCATTGTAAAGAGGCATAGAGGGTGTGGGACTTACTCAAAGTTTGGACCTTTGATGCCCCTAAACTCAACCGTTAAGAACTTGAGGATTAGTATCCTCTGCGTCAAGTTTATTTAGAACATACTGGATAGGTTTCAGTTCTTCCTTGAGACCATTTTCAAGTTCTTGGAACGTTTCAACCAGTGCTTCAAAGAGTTCAGAACCAGTCAGGTCTTCGTAATCATAATCATTAAAGATGTTTTCACGGAAATACTCAGTGAGTGCATCTTTCAGAGATTCAACCATTTGTTGCGAAGCAGACTTAGAACGACGTGCCATAATAAAGAATAAAGAACAGTGAGTGGGTAACTTTATCGGTCAGATATTTCCAACCCATTGGCAAACCCATTCCATTTGAGAATCAAACACCCAAAGGATATTCAATTTCAATTTCATCTTCATCAGGAAGACCAAGTTGAAGACCTATGAAATCATCATAGTCAACACCGAGATACTTTTGAGCAAAGTCCTCATAATCATCGTGAAGAACACAAGTGTCAATCATCGTGAAACCTCCTTGACTTGATGAATACATCATAGCACGGTCAGTGCCATTTGGAAAGTGTTATGTGCCACCAAAAAAAGTGTCACAAGGTCTCAACATCTCCAAGCAATTCTGGATTGTATTCTGTAATTTCTGTAAGAAGATCTTCGTCAGTGTAAGATTCTAGATTTTCTTTCAGAGTATCATAAACAAAACACTCCATTGTTTTCATATCCATTCCGTCCAGAATCTGTTGTGCGTAATTTTCAATCAGTTCTTCACGATTGGTATTTTTCATTGTTTCAAATTTGAGAATTTCAGAGTAAAGATCAACCATCAGACAGCATCAATTTCAGCAAGTTTCTTTTGCTTTCGCAAGTCAGTAATTCTCATTTGAAGATCAGCAATGTCTTCATATAGAACTTCTGCCTCATCAGAAAGATTTTCATATTGAAATGAAGACCTTGCTTTCTTCATTTGTTTGAGAAGTTTATCATATTTCTTCTTTGCTTCTTTGAGATCTTTTTCGTAATCTTGAATAGACTTTGAGTAGTTCATTTTTTGAGAGGACTAGACCAATAAGAACGGAAAACAGTGATAACAATAACAGCAGTGCTAACAACACCAACCAAACCAAGGAAGGTAACGGCATCACCAGTAAAATTGAACGTGTCGGGCATCATTTGAGTCGTTTACTTCGTAATCATAACACAAAAATTAGGAACTCGCAACTATCGGTGGACAGTTCAGCAAGTGTCCCAAAACTATTTACTATGGAGAAGGATCATAATAAACAATTTCTTCCAGCATTGGAAGAATCTCATACTCTATATCATCAAGATGCTGTTGCATAATTGTCATATCCATCATATGTAATTTATTTTCTCTTTCTACAAGTTCTTTAAGAATCTTGTATGCTTTTTCAACTTCACCGTATGCGTAAATTGTATGACTCACCATTCACCTCGTTGAATCATAATCTTTTTAATTTCTGTGTAGATGAACTTCTTTAGATTCTCATCATTTGTATTTTCAAAAGCAACATACAATCTCTTTAGATAGTCTTCTTGTTTTGTGATATTCACAACTTTAGCATTTGTGACACCAATATCACGCAAAGAAGAACCTGCTTTTGTTTTTGCCCTTCCAAAATTGCCAGTTACATTACCTTGAGTACGAAGTTTAGGTTTGATTTTAGAAAGATTGGAAGTCGTCATCGTTCCTTTGAGGATGTACTCATTATAGGGCATCCAGAGGAGTCTGGAGTGCCCTGTGTGCCAGTTGGTCAGGTGTCCTTGTCAATCATATCACCAACAAGGTCATTAAGTCTGTCAAACATATTGTTATCAAAAGGAACTGTTTTTACCTTACCAGTTTCCACATCATCTGCCATTTGCATCAAACTTTCTAGAAACTCCTTTGGGTAAATGTCATCTTCCAAACTATCCCAGAAATAAAGAGCACACTGCTCTAATGGGTCATCACTTACAAGAAGAGCATATTCTTGATAATTGTTTCCCATCAGGTCTCCCCAATTCTTAAAAGCATACCAACAATTATACCATCCTTGAATAATACAAGAATGCCAGATATACTCAACCCAAGAGAGTTTGGTTTGATTCTTATTAGTTCCTAGAAGTGCTTTTGAAAACATTTACTTTATTTGATATTGAAAAATTAGTCATCCCAAGGTGCTTTACGTTGAAGTAATTTAGCAATCTTTTCGTTGTATTGTGGTGGTTCATTCAGTCGTTCTACAAGAGCATCAAAATCTTTTGCTGGTAGGACAATCTTTTCTGGTTCCACTCCTTTACCCCAGAACTTCTCAAACTCCCACTTATACTCCATATCACACCAACCAGAGTTGATAGAATACCAAAACTCTTTCCAAACATAATAGTCATCAAAACGAAATCCTTCGTGGTTGATAAGACGATACCACCACCAGAAACTTGAGTATTTTATGTATCTGTTGCTGATTATAAGTTTGTTAATAAGTATCATCATAAAATTCGTAGATAATCTCTGCGGTTTCATCAATCAGTTCTGATGTAATTATACCACAATCACATTCTTTTGGAATAAAGACATTATATTTCTCACCAAATGGCAACCAACCACGATTAAACTTCTGTTCCAGATATGCTACGTGTTTCTCACCTTCTTCTGTGAATGGTTGTTGAAAAAGATAATGTAAAGCATCGTGCTCTGCATATGCCCTAAGTGCTCTTTCTGTTTTGTATGGAAACTTATTTTGATGAATAACTGTCACAACCCAACGACGATGAATTTTTTGTGGAATAGTATCCAAGAATTGTTGAATGTCCATTACCATCTTCCCAACCGCAGTTTGCGTTCAGGTGAAATATAGGGGTTATATGGGTCATCATAAGGATAAATGTATTCACAACACCAACCCCACGACAATGCCTCCCAGAAGTCATCAGGAAAGTGCTCAACAGTCTCATGACAATCCATAATGTATGGAATGTTGCGAAAACCTTCAATAAACCATTCCCATTTAGTCATTTGCCAGTATTCTTTAGGGGTCATAATGTTATCCGCAGTTGGGCATCCAGATGGTAGAGAGTTTGTTTTTCTTTGCAGTGATATTGAAGTGGTCAATTTGACCATTCTTATGATAGATTCCGCACCAGAGGAATCCATCATCCATCATCTCAAAGTGTATCATATCAATGTCCCTGACGACAATCTCATCAGGATTCTTTTCATCTTTCATTTCTTCCATTTCCATTCACTCTTGATACTCCACTCTGTTCTAATGTAAGAGTAGTTTAGATAATCCCAAAAAATACCTTGATAATCTTCAAAGTCCCATTCAGGGTCACGACCATCATAAGTCATCAGTTGTTTCCACAACTCAAAACATATTTTAAATGCTTTCATTGTTCTTTCTCACTCGTTCAAGAAATGCAGTTGCTTGTTCATCCAATCGTGCAATCAAATCTTCAATATCACTAATTTCAATCTCATTATACTCACGATTGAGGTTCTCACAACGAAGTGCGTCAATTGCGGACTGTAGGGTGATGATTTGCATATGTTCCATCGTTATAGGCATACCTTGAGGCATACCAGAGGTTTCAAGATTATAAAAGTCATTATATCGTTGAATAACACGATTACTTTTTTCCCTCCTCTCTGCCTCTTCAAAAAATTCGTCAGGATAAGGTTCGCAGTCCATAATGGTTCTTTTGATTTCCCTTATTATACAACAAAAAAGGTGCCCTGTAAAGGCACCTTGTTCCAGTTCGTCAAGTGTCTTTTATGATACTCTAACTCTTTGAGAAGTGTCTATACCCTTATGTTTTTGGTATCTTGAAAGTCCTCCTGGTGTAGAAATATGACCTGTTTCTAAACACATCCATCTTTGAGAACTTGTAGATTTTCCTCCAATTTTTCCAGATTTTTTACCAATTTCACTTCTCTGTTCTTTGGATAATCCACAAATACCAACACCCAATTCTTTTGTTTTATTTCCTCCAATTTTTCCTCCAACTTTACCTGCTTTACTCCTTACTTTTTGCTGTTCTTCTTCCGTCATAGCAAAAAATCCCAACCCAAGTTCTTTATTTTTCAATCCACCTTTACTTCTTTGCTCATTTGTTAGAGTAAATAAACCAGTTTTAGTTTTTCTATGCTTTTCAATCATTTTTTTAGAATTTTCACTTAATTGTTCTTTTGTAAGTGAATGAAATCCCAAACCAAATTCTTTTGCTTTTTCTCCACCAATTTTGCCGTTTAGAACTCTTTGTTCTGGTGGTGTAACATAATAAAACTTTGTAGAAGTTTGATAAGACTTATTCGCAAAATGAGGATTTTCAACTACCTTATAATGTTCTTGTAAAATAATCTCATCAGCATATGCTTCTTCTCGTGTAGCATAAGTTTTTAAAATTATTTTTTGTGTTGGTTTAAAACTTTTATCCTTAAAGGAACCAAAATACTTTACATCTTCTTCTGGAAGACATCTACAAGTTCTACTACCAAAATATCCTCTACCATATTCCTCATAAGAATAATAGACATAGTGATACTCTCTTGGAGTTTCCATAGTTCTGCTTTATGTTGTGCCGCAATAGTATTTATACAAGAAAGGGTGCCCGAAGACACCCAATCTCTGCTATGGTTGCGACACACATAAGCATCTTTATTTATCAGTATCCTCTTTCTTTTGCTTTTCAATAAGTTCTTTCAGTTTCTCTCTACCATAATCCGTCAATTCCTTTTTAGCATTTCTCAAATTCTCAATTTCACTTTGAGAAAGAAAGAAAGCATCAGGAAGATGCCCGTATTCTTCACTCATCTCAAATCTCTCTCTAAAATATCAATACAATCTGCCCATCCACTGAAATAGTCAAAATCGTATTTGTTGTTGTCTTCTTTATGATAGTTTTTCAACCATTCCTTCACAACATTCACAATCTCATTTGCGATTACATCACCAGATTGAACGGCATCGTGAGTATAATACCATTCCGTAAGTCGTTCGTGAAGTTTCATCGCAACATCTCCTTGATTTTACGCAAACAATCATTAAATCCATCCACAAGCAATTCAGTATCTACATTTTGACTTCCTGCTGCTGATTGTTCTTTCGGCAACCATCTCTCCACCAAATCTACAAACTCATCACAACAATTAAAAGAATATCCAAGTTCATCTCTTACCATATTGTAGAGTTTTTGAGATTTATGTTTCTCCACCAACCTATTCACAACCTCATCGGTAATGTATGAAGCAGGATTATCTTTCTTATCCCAATATGCTCTCACATTTTTATAAGGTTCTGTTGTCGTTACATCATCATACTTTCCCTTCTTCACATCGTTGAACCACACACCTTCAAGAAGACGACGAGTTTCACCATCCATAATAACAGCAAGCATCATACCATCAACAGTATGCTTTTTCTTAAACCAATTATGACTTTCATCATTAAATTGAAGACGAAGATATTCTTCATCATTATAAGAGACAATCTCAAACTTTCCACCATAATCAAAAGTCATTTTGGGTTGAGATTTATGTGTTTCAATCTCTTTGAGGAGTTCAAGTTTCTTTTGAAGCACTTTGATTTCTGCTTCTGTTTTTTCAATATCGGTGTTAAAAGTCATTTGTTTAAGATAAGGAGTAGCATCCATCACACCATCTTTGATTGCTTGTCTAAAAGCATTACGCAATCCTTCATCAACTTCTTCGTTTGTCTGTGGTTTTGGTTGAAATTCAGTCATTGTTCGTCAGTCCTACTTCAAGTCCTTCCATTCTTCCCATATTATAACCCATAACAAACGCAGAATGCAACCACTTATACATCAAATCCTGACGGGTCTTCACATCACCAATTTCCGCATCACCATAGAACCACTCGGATCGTAAGGAAAAACCACCATCAAGGTCGTGAAACCACTCTACAAATTTGTCTTCAATTGTATCATCAAAGTCCCAATCGTTTGTAGGATGAGTCATAAGTCCAAAGGTTGCTGTCGGTTGGCACTCCAAGGTTTGGTAAAAACTAACCATTTTTCAATATTAGGAGACATTTCAGCAGAGTAATGAATCCCATTTTCACTGATTGCGTCCAAAAAATGAACACCAGTCTTGGGGCAGATGACTCTGGATACTTGTGTGAATTTTACTCGTTCAGTCATCATCAGAACTCCAAGTATTCATTTTGGTGCTTACATTACTACTTTCCCAACCTTCATCGTATCCTACTTTGAAACCTTCTGTGTAGATTAATGCAGAAAATTTCAAGAGTTGTTTTTTGGTTGATGTAATATTATCTGGAAATTCATCAAACCCACAGGTTTTAGCAAGTTTTAGGATTTGTTCGTCAGTTGGTTCAGTCATAATCAATAATCAACTCCTTCTACTCTATTATCCCAATTTGGTCTCATTACACCTTTTTTATCCCAATGTGCTCTCACATCTTTAAACCTAAACTTATAAAGTCGTTGAACAGCACCATTGCGATTTATGATTTCGTTTTCCAACTGACGAATGTAGATATAAACTGGGTCGGGCACTTCAAAGTTTTGAAGGTCTTTATAGGGCATATTGTAACACGAAATGTAGGATTTAGTCATTTCACTTCACCTCATTATAAAATACAGGAACTTCACCACAAATAGAATTTGCTGAATGACCTACGGTATAAGATTTCCTACATTCTATCACAATCTCATAAGATTTCAAGAACATCTCCCTGTCCTTTTGAGTATTGTAAGTGTTTAGTAGTTCCATAGAAAGGAAATAACCAGTGACGATGAGAAGTGGAATGATGAGAGTAAAGATAAAGAGTTTCATAGTTTTTCCAGTTCCTCACACAATTCTAACACATCAGCACACATAATCACACCAGGACTTTGTTGGAGTTGGTTGATTGTCTCACGAAGAACAGAAGCAATAATTTTTCTACTATCATTATCCAAATAAGTAGAAAAGTTCTCCACAGGGGTCATTAGTGCTTCTGAATATCCGTTGATGTAAGTATTCCAGATTTTTTGTGCTCTTTCAGTCATATTAGTAATTTTAGTTTTTTTGAGAGGACCATAAACTTGTTCCATTAGATTTTGAAAATCCTTTTCAATACCAAACATTAGAGTGCCTCCAATTCATCAGCAAGGTCATAAAGCAAACGAGCATCAACTACCATATCTTCTACACTTTCATCTTTACAACACTGATAGTATTGAAACTCATTCACAATAGCACGAATAGCAGCAGCAACACCATCATTGTTAAGTTTTTGAACAATGAAATCTTGTCTTTTATCTACGAAAGTAAGGTAAAATGCTTCCATAATCCTTTGTGCTCGTTCAGTCATAGTGCCTCCACATCATCAGCAATCTCATTCAGTTCATCAGCAATATGAAGATGCCAAGGTTCATTTTCAAGAACTCCATCTCTATGAATGATAGAAGAAATCACACGAATAGAAGATGCTAATGCTTCTTTCATATCATCTGTTGCTGGTTGTGTAAGTTCTGCTTTGAATGTTTCCCAGATTTGATATGCGGTGTTATTCATAAGTCCTTTGTGTATGAGGTCATTATACGACAAAGGACACCTGTTTTCAAGTGTCCTTATGCCAGTTCGTCAAGTGTCCTTATGATATTCGTTTTCTTTTGGAAGTATCTATTCCTCTTGCTTTTTGATAACGAGTAAGTGGTCCAGAAGTAGATACATAACCAGTTTCAAGACACATCCATCTTTGTGAGTTGGTCTTTTCAACAACTTTTAACCTTTCTTCTAATGTTAATGAAAAGCACCCAGTTTTATTCTGAAAATGGTTTTTTCCAGATATACTTCCACCTATTTTACCATTTTCAGTCATTTGTTTTTTAGTTCTTCCGTGAACTCCAAGTTTTAATTGATATATTATTTTTCCTCCCTTTTTACCATCTTCACTCATTTTTTCTGGACTTCTACCACATACTCCTGTTTTATTTTGTTTGGATTTTAAACCAACCTTTTTACCAGTTTCTCTATTAATGTTTAAAGAAACAATACCACCACAACTTTCATTCAAGCACCATTTGTCTATATTATAAAATGGTCTAATCAATCTTGTTTCAATTTCTTGTGCTTCAATCCACCCTTCATCTGTGTAAGGAAAAACTTGAAGTATTTGTTTCTTTGGAGTATAAAGTTCCCAGCACCACTTATGAGTTATAGGTGTTCCCCAATATTCTTGATTGAAGTATTTTTCTCTTTTTACTCCATAGTAATAATAAGGAACTTCTTCAAAAGTAATTTTGTATATGTAAATTCTTGGACTATGTTTAGTCATCGTTATTCTACAGAAACCGCATTACTATTTATAATAGAAAAGGTGCCCATAAGAGCACCTAATCTGTCCGTAGAGAATTGCGGTTCCTATAGACATTTTTATTTATAGCAGTTCAAGTTCATCAATAATACCATCAATCTCTTTGAGACATTCATCCCATCCAGCATTAAACATCACATTTAGTTCATCCTTAAAATCAACAGGATTTTGCCCTGATAGTTGCTTACGAAGATGTTGAAGAACCTCTTGAAGCATCCAAGCAGTATTGTGTGCTTCACTTTTACAAATAACTTTTAGGAGTTCTTCTGCTCTTTCTTGGTTAGTCATAATACTGCTGCGATTACTGCTGGTAGAGTGTTTGTGGTTTTGTCTGTTGGTTCTTGTGATTTTTTCTCTTTGTATTCTTCAAGTGCTTTGAGAAAGATTTCCTCTTCTCTTTGAAGGTCGTCAGGCATTTTCTTTTACCTCTGGTTCTGGTGTTCCCCAACGATTTAGTGCCTCACGGATAGTATTTCTAACTTCGGGATAAAGATTGTAATAACCTCCAATCTCATCCCAGAGTTCATCAAGTTGTTCGTCAGTTGGGTTAGACATTTCAGTTGTCCTCCGTCAAACGAATGTAAAGTTCAAGTTCTCCTCTCATATCATAAAAATACGATTTTCCCCTATCAAGAATAAAAGTATCATAATCTTCTTGTGTGGGTTCCTCTTCCATTTCCATATCCTTCCAAACTTCCAAGAAATCTTCAACGGACATATGATATTCCAGAGGAATGTATGCGACTTTGGGAATGATTGAGTTAGTCATTTGGTTGGTTGCTTATGAGAGTATTATAGGGCACTCACAGGGTCTGTGATGAGGTCTTATGCCAGTTTAGAAAGTGTCCTGATAATACATCTCCTGTTCATAACGGACATAATCACTTTGAAGATAGTTAAAGAACTCTCCGTCTTCACTTCTCATAGTATAGCACCATTCTTCAAAGATTTGCCCAATCCACCA